GCCTTTAAGATTATAAGGACTGGCACCAAGAAATTGCCATCGGTTACCGACACGTTCCATAATATCTAAAAATTCTATCTTGCGGTCTGGATTATTTTTAATAAATTTTTCAGTCAGAGGGTTAATTGACATTTGTGCAATAAACGGCACGGGCTTTTGATAGTTTGAAAAATTAAAATTATCTTGTATTATATCACACCATGTTTTGTCTAACAACCAAGGTCTTGTTTGCCAGCTGTCAGTAAATGCGCGACTAACAATCGGTACCACAGGAACTGTATCAAAATAACTTTGTAAATTATCAAACAAGTAGTTTTCTACTGCTACCAAAAATTTGTTTAGGTTGGCACTCTCTTCCCAAAATTTTTGATAAGTTGGTAAAACTTGTATGCGTCTGGTATATTCAGCTTCCCTGAGATCTTCTGTTAGAGTAACCACAAGATAGATTTTTTTATAACGACTGTTTTGTATAATCGGCTGTATATCCTGTAACTTTTCTAACATCCAATAGTTACTGCATCCTGGGCGAGCTAGATTAACCCAATCAGAATTCAATTTATCTGCTAGCAATCGACCAAATATTTGAGTAAGTCTAACAGGATCATCTGACGCTTGATTCCAATCTATGTTGCCTAGGTGATCACCCCAAGTCCACGAGTCGCCTACTGTTAGTAATAGTGTATCTTGGTCCTGTATATCTTCTGAATACCAACACCTAAATGTTTCCATGCGATTGGGGTCATAGTCCTGCTGTTTGTGATCTATACTTTGATCAAAAGAAAGTGTATTGTAAAATTTAAACATTGAAGACTTCTAATATTTTTGAATCATACGGTATAGTATTAATACACCGTTGATTATGTTCAAATACCGCATAATTTTCTTTGTAGAGTTTATCTAAATCTAATTCTAGTAATTTTAAAAACTCTTGCTGTACCGCGGCAAATCTTTGATCTGCATCTTCTATTGAATCAAAACTGTAGTCAATGAAGTTAACCAGTTTAAATCCCATATCCACCAATCTTTGTATTGAGCCAGGATTAGTAAATGGTAGTATAGCATGCCCTTTGATTAGTGGCTCAAATGTTTTTTCTGTGATGTGTATTAAATCTCGCTGTGTGCAATTACTTTCTACATAGGTACTAAAATAACTATCTTCATAAAAACTATTTGATACTGGACTGTATGCTCCCATAACCTGATGATCTTCTAAGGTAATACCACGTGTCCTATTAGATACATAGCCATTGGAACTATGTTCCAGTATAAATTCATAGTAAGGTTTTCGATAGCCATACTCACGTCCTAGCATACTTAAAAATTTTTTAGATCGTAGATACGATGAATCTAGTCTAATAGATTTATATTTGCCTTGACTGTAATGGTGCAAGTGTTTGTGTGAAGGAATGGGCTCTGTATAGTAGGCTTTGACACGATTCCACATAAAATCCCAGGGTATAATTTTTACAGTTGGGCCCATATCTAATTTAGGACTTTGATTAACTGTTAGGTATACCTTACAGGGATGATCAAATGACCAGACAAATTGTTTAAATCGATTATGATCATAATCGCTGGTGTTGACTAAATCATAAAACACCACAACCTCTTTAGATTTAGCGATGGTGGTAGTATCGTTTAACCAAGTTGGACCATGTGTGTTGTAGTGGTCGTTCAAAGGAAAAAAATAATAACGATCCGTTATCATAGTACTGGCGTCATAGCCTAGCAAACTTAAATGATAAGGAATATCGTCGCCTTCAATTCCGCGGATATTTTTGATCATAGAATTCTTTTAATATTTCTGCTATACGTTTGTGACCAAGTATATTAGGATGGAATAACTTACCGGTAAAATATTCATTTGTTCTTATTGTTGGTATACTGTATTCTTGTCCTGCCAGTGCTTGAGTAATTGTTGTTGGGTATATTAGATCCTTATATAGTACATGACCAAAGTTATCAGTTGTTAACTGATCAAAGTAACTAAAGAAGATACAGTCAATTTCGTTGTATTGACAAAACTGCTGAAATTGAAATATAGCCTGACAAGCAAGAAATTCGTTATATACAGAATCTTCAACTAATCGATAGGTTTGTTGCGCATAGTTATTAAATTGTGGTACTATTTCCGGAGGTCGACCACTTGGATGTATATTACTAGTTTTGTAAACTGCTTCGGGTGTTATGTTTACAAATTCTTGATCAGCATTACTATAACTCAGATACCGTGTTAGTCCAGATAGTCCAACAGCAAAAATAGTCTGACGATCCGAATCGTAATGATTCTTAATAAAATCAAATAGTTGTACTACTAAATGACCAATGCTACTAGCCGGCTTTCCCATATTAAGAGATTCTGCATCAAGTGCATTGGCTAAGTGTACTGGCCAAGGTCTCTCACGTGGAATATCTAATTCTGAGCCAAATGTCCAACTATCGCCAAATGATACCAATAACGTTTTCATACTGTATTTAAAGTATATTGTATCTAGCCAACAAAAAAGGACCTTTCGGTCCTTTTCTGCCTTCCCATCCCTGGGATGATTTGTTGTTTTAACTTTCGTTAAATCAAGTTCAGTCTTGATTATTGGAAAGATAAGTTTGCAACTGCAATCTCACCAACGTAGTCACCAGCGTTACCTAGAGATGACGCTGTGTTTGTTAACTCAACATAACCATAACGTGTCATGAAGCTAACTACTGGTTCGAATGTAGCTGGGTCAAGAACAACACCAGAGCTCATCAATGGGATATATGGGCAATAGAACGCAGCTGCATCAGCTTCGCTTGAACCCTTATAACCAACTAAAACAGCTTGGCTGTCGTTTGCATAACCGTCAACATAAATCTTCATTGCACCGTTCAATGTACCAACAAACTTAGTGTTTGTAGGTGCTTCGAATGTACCTTCTGTTGTACGAGCAAATGCAGATGTTGTAGCACTTTGTAGTACTGTTAATGAAGCTGGGGAAACAACTGCCCAGTTACCAGCACCACGACGTGTACGCTGAGCGATCAAGTTAGCTGTACGATTGATTAGAACAGCTAAAGCAGCGTGCTCATCACCAACGAATGTAGCTGTACCAGATACTGCAGCTTGGTCAAATGTGTAATCAGTTGCAGCAAGAGCACGTAAAGAACCAAGAATCTCTTGATCGATCTCAACTGTGATCTCTTGAGCTAAAGCAGCCATAATTTCAGCTTCAACATCCAAACCGTGCATAGACTGAGCGTCTTGAGCGGCTTCAAATGTCCAACGAGCTGATAACTTACGTGTCTTAGCTTCAACAACTTGTTTCAAGATTTGAACGTTGATACGGTTACCAGCAATACCTTCTAAAGAAGCTGTGCTTGTAGCTTGACCAGTAGTGTTGCTACCAGAGTATGCTGTTGCAATCTTGAATGGTGATAATGCTTCGTCACCAGCTTGTGTGCTTGTTGCGTATGCACTTGAGTCAGTTACTGAATCAGCATAACGTACACGTAGTGTATGAATCTGAGCAACTGGACCTGTCATTGGTTGAACACCAACGATTTCGTTAGCAATAACAGTTGGCATAACACGACGAATAACTGGAAGAATTACACGGTTAAGTGTAGCTACGTTACCAGCTTGTGTTGAACCTGCTGTTGCATTTTCTGCTAACATTTTACGGGTGTTTTCTAAGATTACACCCATTGTTGTACGACGACTACCGTTCAAGCCTTCTAACAGAGCTTCTTTGGTCTCGCCCCAACGGCTTTCTAATAATGCTTGTGTCATGATATTTCCTCTTTCCTTTTAGGGTTTATTTAAGCCCTGCTAAACGTTTCATTTCATAAACGTTTGACATTACGTCAGCGGCTTGTGAACTTTCAACGGCAGTTTTAGCAGTTTTATCACCAGTAACTTCTACACGGCTCTCTGTCAAAGCAACCTTAGCGGCTGGCTTAGTAACAGGGGAGTTGTTTAGAACTGCTGGTAGATACTTTTCGTATGCACTCTGAAGACGATCAGTTTGCACACTCTCGAGTAGGTCACGCATAATTGCTGACTTCTCTTTGTTCAAAGGCTTCAACATTTCTGCAAGTTTTTCTTTGCGTTCTGCTGACTCTTTGATAATTTTTATTTCTGTTTCTTTTGATTCAACTAGAGCTTTCTTTTCTTCAATTGCTGATACTGCTTCAGACAATTTAGCGGTTACAGTCTCGACTTGAGCTTGTAACGCACGGATTTGCTTGTTCTCATTTAAATGAGTACCTGCAAACTCGCTGGCGAATGCTTCGAACAGACGACGACCAAACATGTTCTCGCGAGCAATTTGGATATCTTCTTTTAGTTGAGTCAGTTCTGACTCTAACGAATTGGTTACGGCCTCTTTAACAGCTTCAGCAGATTGCTTAATGAATTTGGCTTGTAGTTCAGCTAATTTAGCTTTACCTTCTGCAACTAGACGAACCTTAGTTTCCACTACGGCTTTCTTGTCTTGTTCAAATTCTTGAATTTCTTCTGCTAATGCACGCATTGTAAATGACTCGAGTTTGCCAATGGCATTCTCGTATGTCTTACGATCCGCACGTAGTTCTTTAATTTCTTCTGATAATTTACTTACCATGAAACTATTGAACTTGCTGGCTGATTCAATCATGTGCTGTTTAAATGCAACACGGTCTTCAGCTAATTGTTGTTTTTCGTCTGCAAACTCTTTAAGTTCAGCAGTGAGAGACTCTGTTACCATTTTGTCTAGAGCTTCAACCATTACTTGCTTGTCATGTTGATAACGTTGAGCAAATTCTTCGCGTAATTCTGCACGAACTTGTTCTTTGGCTTCAGTAATGCGTGATTCCCAAGCTTCAGCAATAGCTTGCTTGGTATCTTCATTAATGATTCCGTTATCCAACAATGGTTTGATAGCATCTAACATTGGATATTTCTCCTATAATTTTAAATCTTTGATTAGGGCTTCGATGCCCTGTTTCAGGTACTTCTGTACTTTTTGATCTTGAGCGGCTTCACGTGCCGTTTCAAATACCTGTTGTCCGCCACGCATATTCATCAAGCCTTCATAGATGGCTTTAGGATAAGCATGAGGAGCACTAGGTTGTGCTACGATGTCAACGGTAATGATTTCAAAATCACTAACGTGTCCACTTCCTTCGTTTACCTGACCTGATCCACGTGAGCTAACACCTAGCTTAACACCACTTGTTAACATGGCTTCAACTAGTTGTCCCATTGGGGTAGGTAATATTGATAGTTCACCGAAACCGCAAGGGCCATCCATCCACATTTTGTCGATTTTATGGCTTACACGATCTAAGTTAATTTTTAGGTCATCTGGATGATCTACTTCGCCTAAGACAGAGTAGCCACCTTTGATTTGTTCATTAATAGTAGAGACAGCTTTTTCAATTTCATGAACGGGATAAACACGTTGGTTAGCGTTCTTTACGCCGCCCTCGATGAATATCCCTTTCATTTTCAGAGTCTTACCTTTCCCGTCGGCACGGTCTAATGCTTCAACAACAAGACCGGCCCGGTCGAATGATAAAGTCTCTTTTAGGTACAAAGCCATTTTGTGTTCCCTAATCTATTAACGTACACGTCCGCCGATTTCAGATTTCTTATTAACAGAAACCTTACCGTCTTTAGCTGCACCAACCTTTTCACCTGTTTCGCTGTCGCCGTTTTTCTCAGCGCCATGACCTGCAGGTTCAGCTTTTAGCTTTTTGTCGCCGCCAGGTGTATTACCTACGTTACCGATCAATTTGCCTTCGCCTTTACTGTATTCATTGCTTGGCTTTTCAATTGGCTTACCATCTGGAGCTTGTTCAGCACCTTTGAAGTCAACTGACTCACCACCAAAATCAGCACCAGGACCTACTGAACCAGGCTTCTTGTTTACGGCAACACGCTTGCTGTCGCCACCGCCAACTTTAGTACCTTCTTCAGCGTCACCAGGACTGCCATAAATATCACCGATTTGGTCTACGTATTCACGCATGATTTCAGAAGTAGATTTTTTGTACTGCTTGGATTCAGTCTTTTTGCCTTTTGGCTCTTTAGATTCTTCCTCTTCCTCTTCTTCCTCTTCTTCAGAGGCTTCCATCATGGACTCTTCTTCCATATCTGCTGCGCTATCAAACTCAGCTGGCTCAGTGTCCATTTCATCGGAGTGTTCTTCGTGACCCATGATTTCATCAAACTTAGCTAGCAACTCGTCTAACTTAGCATCAATGTTCATCACTTGATCTTCAATTTCTTCATGCTCTTCAGATTCTTCATCGTGGCCGACCATTTCGTCGCCCATTTCATTGTGATCAGCATCAAGATCAAATTCTTCTTCACCTTCTTCATCTTCCATGTGTGCTTCTTCATCACTCACTTCGTGTGTTAGGCTTTCTACGTTGTCAGCAGCATGTACTTTCTCTTCCATGTGCTCTTCGTCCATGATAGATTCATAAATGTCGCGACTCTTTTCTACTACGATATCGTGAAATAATTCACGTGCTTTTTGATCTTCATCATTAATGATAAATTCAATTAATTTTTCAAACTTGTTCATGAGAACTCCTTATAAATGTGGCTTTGTAAAGTTATTTACACAAAACTACGTATATAATAGTTAAATAGGTGTTTTTTGAAGGATTTTACAGAAAGATTACAGGCCCAATGCACCTGCACCAGCTTCTGGGGCTGGTTGATACTGTTTTGATATGGATTTGAGCTTTTTTTCGTGCTCTAATTTCTTAACGTCATGACTACGTCTTAACTGATTCAAGTGTGCCAAAGTCAAGCGAGTTTTACGACTATCGTCCATTTTAAGAACCGACTGATCGTCTTTTTCGCTGTAGTAGCCTGCTGGGGCTTGGTCAAACATCTCAGTAATATTCATACTACTATTTACCGTTTTAGTTTAAACTGCGGGTGCTGGGGCAGCACCGGGAGCGCCCATGCCGCTAGGCTGTGTTGCACCTGCCATGTTTGGACCACCAGCAGCACCTTGTGCTAAGGGTGCTGGTCCTAGAGCTTCTAAGTCAGCATCAATACCACCCGGGCTTAGTCCAGTATTGCTGTTACGCAGAGATGGAGCTTCGGGTTGAGCAGATTCAACGTCACCACGCTCTTCAGAAAACATTTGTTCGTTTTCTGAAATTTCTTGCTCAGTCATACCTAAATAGCGTTTCATTAAGAAACGTTTGCTTAGATAAGGCAGTGGTTCTAACTGTACAAATGTATTAATACGTGCTTGGTCAATGTCAGCTTGACGATATTGTGCAAAGTTTTGTGGTTCATTGAACTGTAATTCAAACAGTGAGCCTTCAATATTAAAGCCTCTCCAACGCATAAACAGCTTAAATTCTGCATCTAGTTTATCGGCAATCAAACTCTGCAGACGCATACAGTATTGGTTAAAACGCCATTCTTGTATGAGTGCTTGTCCCACACGACCGTCATTATAACCTTGACTGCCATCTTCGGCTGTGGTAGGCAAATAGCTACTGGGAATACGTAAACCGCGGAATAACTTGTTGGTAAAGAAGCGCAAGTCAGTAATTTCGCCTAGGTTTTGACCGCCGGGGAATACGTCTACGCTACTACCACGTCCATCAGCTGTTACTGGGAAGAAGTAGTCTTCGTTTTGACTCAATGGATTGTATGTAGCATCCATCATGTTTTGGCTACCAGATCCTGCACCTGTTTGTGTAGGAATACGACGTTGATGTATTTCGTTTTTAATACGTTCAACAAACGCCATGGCCATATGACTTGGCATATTACCCACGTCAATTTTGAATACACGACGTTCTGGGGCACGTTGCACACGATAGATAATGATACTATCTTCAAGCAATTCTTTTTGTTTGAAAACTTTAAAAATGTTTTCTAATACAGAGTTACCAAATGGCCAATATACATCTAAGCCTTCAGTTAAACTAATATGAACTACGTGTTCAGCATTAATAACTGCTTCATTACGTGCATGACTAAAGCGTGAGCCACCACCAAATGGTGCTTGTGGTTGTGTGTATGCCCCACTAGGACCGCCTGTCTGTGGGTGATTTACATAGGTATCTGTTGTTGAAACTGCGGTAACAGTTAAGTTTTGGAAGTTAGGATTTAGATCTTTGATCAAATACTGTTCGGGCTTTTTACCTTCACCTTCGTTGACAATAACTTTGGTAACCTTAGACATTTCTGTCCAAAATAGTTTAAAGTTTTCTGGGTCACGGATGAATACTTGGTCGCCGTACTTGAATACGTTACGAACAATTTTGAATATACGTTTGTTAAATTCGTTAAGTGCTACCCATTGTTGCAGTTGCTCGTTAATGATTTTGATTTCATTATCGCTGGGTTTGTCTTTGAATTTGATACGGAATGCTGTGTAGTTTTCTTGATTCTTTTGACTACAGAACTCAGCTAAAATATCTAGTGCAGCATTGACTTCAGAGTCCATGTCCATTTGTTCGTATTGATTATAACGTTCAACACGATTTGGTTGACCAGTATAGACTTCAGGCAATTGACTTTGATAATTGCGGTAGCCAGGGTCTACAGCACGCCCGTTTCCTAGCGGACTTACGTTACTGGGTAAATTTGATGTCTTAAAATATTTGCGCCATGTCATACAGAGTGTCCGTTTCTTCTACGAGTTTCCATCATTTTTTCTATTCGTTTTTGTTTATACACTGGATCTGCCCATAGATTTTTAACTGCATTTTTTATATTATTAGCATGAGTTTCTGCTTTAGGTAGTCTGTATTTTTGTTTATGGTCTTCGGTCCTAACTTTCCCCAAATTACCCTCACTAATGCGTTTTTTAGCAGATTCTGAATGTTTCCATCCTGGTTCTGCTACCCATCTTGTTATTTTTTTATTGTCGAGAACGCCGCCGTCAACTTTTCTTCCGTATTGTTTTATTAACTGATTTTCTAACTCGTATGCTTCTTTATTACTAAGTCCATCTTTAATTATAATACGTCTTTCGGGAGGAGGTATTTTTGTGTAAAGATGCTTTTCGCGAATCCTAGTTCCGCTACCTTTACCAATATAATATGGCTGACCATCTTCGTTGATGTACTGATAAACGTAATATTTGTTGCCGGCCATATGATTTTCTCTCGTATGCTATATTTATAGCATTTTAAGATGAAGCGTGTAATATCTTTTCCGAAGTGGAGTGTTGATCTTTCATTACATCAATCATTTCTTCCAATTTGTCCAGCATGGAATTAAAAATGGTATTCTTGTCCAAAGGTATAATCATTTCATTACCATGTAGACGTGCTGGATAACCCGATGATGGCCCAGAAACCATTGCACCGTCAGCCGCTGAAACTTCAGCATGCATATGATCACCGGTATTGTTTTTACTTTTAGTAATATACTCATCTAGTATGTTAGTGAAACCCAGTTTTGACAGCTCTGCTTTATAATCTGCAGTTTGCTCAGGTTTATATCCCGGAATTTTAAAGTCTATGCCCAGTCCGCGCCCGTGTGGGTCTGGTGATTTATGTGCGTCAAAAATATCTGAATCGTTCAGTGCTGTAATTGTACTACCAGCAAACATAGGATCTGCTGCTAATTTATTAAGTTTGTCTTGTAGTGACTGCGATATTTTACCAGAACCTTGACGGCCATTTACACCAAGTCCAGCTGGTATAGTAGGATCCACACCAGTAGCAGGTGCACCAGGTACATAACCACGACCTCTACCAGCGTTCTGGGTTCCGCCAAAGAAACCTTTAACTGCATTTTTAGCACCCTCTATCTGCGCTTGTGCAGCAGCTTGTGTTCCTTGACCACGACCCACTGGTGGAGTTCCCCCACCTCCTGCACCCCCACCCCCACCGGGTACTGCTTTGAATCCAGCTTCTTTGAGTATTTTACCTGTTTGTTCTAAAATAGTTTTAGCAACATTGTGGAACCCTTGAAAATCAGTTAATACTTGATTCAAAGTTTTTTGAACTTCTAATTGAGTTTTCTGATTTTCTAAAACAGTTTTAGCATATTCTTCAGTAGCCCCGCCGGCGGTTTCAACCGACTTTAACATCCGTGCCATTGTTTCGGCCGGATCGGCTTTTTCAAGTTTGGTATAGAATTCAATATTATTTTGTATACCCGCTGCTTGTTGGCCGTAGGCGCTATTAACCATTGCTGCTTGACCAATGGATTGCTCAGTCAAGCCAAATTGTTCTCTAATAGCGCCAGCATGCTTTTGGTTAATATCAATTAGCATTCGGGCACTATCACCGGACTTGATATTAGTGTCGTTTACAACAGCAATGCCTTCGTTTAATGCCGCATATAAATCATCAGACTGGGATACTAGTTTAGCATTTTCGCCTGTGACTGCGCCCAAACCATACATTTCGGCGGCGGCTTCTCTAGCACTTGGTGCCAACGTTGAAAGATAATATTGAAATTTTAAAAATGCGTCTGGGCCCGCAGCACGTAGTTTGGCATCAACTGCTGCTTGTATTGTTAATTTTTTTGCTTGTTCTTGCGCGGCTTTGGCGTTTTCACCAGTTATTGCACTAATTAATCTAGTGTTTTCAAGGTATTTGGCTGTCTGTTCAGCCAAGTTAGCATAGTCTGTTGATTGTTTTCTTTCATAGGTACCATACATGCCTAAGAATTTAGCAGTACCATCTGCAACGTCGTCAATACTGTAACCAAGTTTAAGTAACTGTTTTATAGCGCCATCAGGAGCCATAAGAATACGACTGACCTGTTTAAATGCTGAAACACCTTGTGTTGCAGTACCACCAAACTGTGATAGTCCTTCGGCATTTTCAGTAACAGCTTTCGAAAACTGCTCTAAGGTTAGGCCAGCATCAAGACTGCCTTGACGCAGACCCATAAAGCTGTCGGTAAAAACTATGCCAGCATTAGCGGCTCCCGAAAAAGCCTTAGTTGTACGTTGGATTTCTCTAACAGCCGCATCAATACCAGCTTTCTTTAGTTCAGTAAACGAATTGAAAAGTCCGCCAACTACTGGCAGTAGTGCCGCAACGGCAAGACTCAGTCCTGCAGTTTCTGGTGCTAGCAGGGCCATAGTAGTAGCTAATGCTGCACCTGCTGTGGTTACTCCTTGTACAACTTGGTTGGTACTGTCTGCACCAACCTTAGCAACATCGCCAAATGTACTGAAAGCATCCGCATTTGACTGTGTGCTGTTTATTAAACTCTTAGTAACATTTACACCCCAGCTGGCTACACTAGTAGCTACCGTACCAAGGCTGTCTAAAAGGAATTTGTCAGCAGCGCTACTCTTTGCTTGTCTAGCACGTTGTTCAACTTGTTCTTGTAGAGCACGTTTTCGTTTTTTATCAGCTTCGTCTAGAACTGCATCATCTAATTCTTCTAGAGATTCACGTAGACTAACAATAGACTGTGTTGACTGACCAATATTAACTCGACCACTTTTTAGGGCTTTGTCAAAACTGTTGAATTCATCTTCAACGTCGCGTACATCTCTTTTGAATCGACTGTTAAAGTATGTGTAGGCAGAACCTGCTTTGTCAACACCAACCGCTGCCGCTGACATCGATTTGCCAAGATCTTTTATGATGCCGGTTAGGTCTTGTATCGACGAGTTTAGTGAATCAATATCTGGAGTTGCCATTAATTATTTGTTCCGTTTTTTACCTATAAATATATAGGTATATCAATTATATTTATGGAAATAAATCATGGACCAAAAACCAATTAATCCCCTGTCTAAACACTTTAGACAACCTGCAATCTACGCTAAATTACCCAGTATGGGCAGATTTTGGCCCGAGGGTTCTTTAGATCTCCCGGTTACAGGAGAAATCCCTGTGTACCCAATGACAGCTCGAGACGAAATAACTCTACGCACTCCCGACGCACTACTCAACGGACAAGGTGTAGTTGATGTTATTCAAAGTTGTTGCCCAAATATTAAAGATGCTTGGAAAATGCCCAGCATTGACGTAGATGCTGTGCTACTAAACATCCGTATCGCCAGCTACGGCGCATCGATGGATTTTGACACAAAATGTCCAAAGTGTGCCGAAGAAAATAGTTTTACAGTAGATATTGGTTCCTTAATTAGTCAAATTAACATGCCCAACTATGATACACCCATCGAAGTTGGTGGTTTAAAAATTACCCTAGCACCACAGGCCTACTTTGAAGTTAACAAAACCAATCAGTTAACATTTACTGAACAACAGATTATCAGAACTATTAACGATGATACGCTGAGTGAAGAAGAGAAAAAACAAAAATCTGATCAGTTCCTTAGCAAACTAATAGATCTTAATGTCAATATCTGTACCAGCAGTACCAGAGAAATTGCAACAGAAGATGGCACAGTTGTAACAGATAAAGAGTTTATTAGAGAGTTTTATAATGCTGCTGACTATAAAGTTATGCGTGTTGTACAAAAGACCCTAGAAGAAATCAGCAGTCAAATTGCAATCAAACCCCTGAATGCCCAATGTACATCATGTGAACAGGCCTATGATGTTCCCATGACATTCGATTATTCAAATTTTTTCGCCTAAGGCTTTTGACATTAGATAACGAGCAAGTTGTCGATTACCTACAATCACTCGACAAAGAATCAAAAGCCATAAGGTCCGAAGCTCTAAGATTTGCCTGGCACATGCGGGGTGGACTTAGCTATGACGAAGCTATGATGTTGGGTCAACAAGAACGAGAAATCATCAGCAAGCTCATTAAAGATAATATCGAGACCACTAAGGAATCGGGCCTACCCTTTTTCTAAAAAAACGGCAATCCACATAAATATCGTTATGAATGATTTTTATGTTTACATGTATCTACGAGAAGACGGAACTCCTTATTACGTAGGCAAAGGTAAAGGACGCCGCGCTTACCTCAATGGCCGCACCCCGCCAAAACCACCACAACTTGAACGTATAAAAATTGTTAAAGATAAGTTAACCGAAAACGAAGCATTTACATTAGAGTGTAGGTTGATATCAGATTACGGTCGTAAAGATTTAGGTACAGGTATTTTACATAATCGTACAGATGGTGGGGAGGGTGTAGCAGGCAGGATAGCAACTACTGATTCTATTCAAAAAAGAATTGCCAAGAATACAGGAAAGAAACGTACACCCGAACAAAAACATCGAATGAGTGTAGCCCAAAAAGGTCGTAAAAAGATTGAATACACAGACGAACAGAAAGCTGAGATCTCTAAAAAAATATCAATTGCCCATAAAGGTAAACCCAAATCAGAAGAACACAAACAAAAACTATCAAAATATTTTACAGGAAGATCAAATGGACAACGCACAGAAGAAACTAAACAAAAGATGCGTAAACCCAAATCAGAAGAACACAAAGCTAACATGCGTAAGCCAAAGTCTCCAGAACATATTAAAGCAATATTAGAAGCCAAAGCAAAAAAGAAACTTTTATCAATGAGTTAAGATCACTGCGTGATCTGTTCTTTTCACTGCGTTCAAGAACATTTTTTATATCATTGATGTTTTTCAGTATCATCCAGATTAATCAGTCACACTTTGCCCAGGTAACGGGCAAAGTAAGAATTGTAGCATCATCCGAGTAGCACAATCACTTAGCGTTAGAGCAGTTACAGAGGCGGTTGTCCGGTACCTCGAGCTCCGTCTTTATACAACGGCGGTTAATATCAAATACGCTAACATCTGATACCAACGTGTGCTATCGCTAGCACGTCTTTTTAGCCTTATCTATCTCTTCAAACAATCAAACCGCGGCAATTAGCGATCTTGGTCCTGTTAAGGATACTGATTGAGTGCTTGCTACAGCGGCAAGTCTTCCGTCCCTCTTATCATCGAGTTGTCATGGGCACACGATACTAAACCTGTGCGAGTCAATACTGTTTAATGGGTTTTACTGCGGTTAGACTTTGTGTCTGAAGAGTTAAATCTTGTTGATAATGTGTGAGCCATGTACACGGACTTGTATGTGTCCGTTATAATAATCGTTTGTTTCTAATACTCTGCGAGCAAATTGTTCTCTCGCTTCAATATAACTACATTCTGATTTTGATTTACAGTAATATAAAATTTCTCTTGTAAAGTTTTCAACACCCAGAGCTAGAATATCTTTTGTTAGTTCTGGGCTAGAGCCATAATAGGTTTGCCAATCTGAATCTATTTTACCACGAATTTTCTTACGTTTCTTCTTACCATTTTTTAGTTTAACCATTTTGTAAGTGGTCTTGCTAAATTTTGCCAATTTTTTTCCAATATACTTCCTGCCAGATAAGTTATTTGTGATCAAATAAACAAATCCGACACAGTCTTCGGGTAGTGTTTCTACTTGAGAGTTTTCGTAAATCCATGACATGCTTAGTAGTTATCATCTTACTACCAATTCGTTGCATAATCTTGATTTACTACCCGTTTACTACACTTAGTACGGCATTCCTGCCACTCAAACTGTTTAAAATCTTCTGACCAAAACGCATCTTGAACTGCATCGGCTAAGGTTCTAGTTCGCAGATCAAAATTTTTGGCTATATCCTGCCACTCTGTATTGTGTGTATAGCGATTAGCTACCCAACAACATGGAAACAATCTTCCCTGCGCATCTATATACAAGCCCTTGTTGCCTATCTCACACAGGGGCACAACTTCACCCTGGGGCTGTATTTTTTTATATAATTCTAAATTGATAGCTTTAACTTGATCGTTGAGTCCCCGCTGGCTCAGTACTGTAACACGTCTTTCAAATCTATGCGAGCTGCTTAGATACCGATCGCTAGGTTGCAGGGGATCATCTATGCCATAATTAGGGTATATTTTTCCAAACTTAGTACTTAAGGTTAATTGAAAAGCATCCATTCCTAGCTTATTGGCCAGCGACCGCATGTAATCAATATGATCTTCGTTGAATTTAAACGCTATCGCGGCCCACACCAACCTGCACTTACTAGTGGCCCGTAAGGTTTCAATACCTTGGATAATAGACACAAAATCGCTGTTAACTCTGTATAAATTGTTACTTGCATTGTCGTATCCGTCAACACTAAAGTGTACTGTATCTTGCTCTGTTAATACACTACCTAATTCAGCCCACCATTCTGTTTTCTTATGACTGCCATTAGTAATAATAACAAATTCAACAGGCTTGATTGATTTAATGTAGCGTACGACAGGAATTAGATCATGTGCATAAATTGGATCACCGTCGTCACCACAGAATGTAATTTTTTCTACATTTTGTAATATAAATTCTGGTGTAAAATTTCTTTTAAAAAATTCTAAGTCTAATTCAGTATTGACCAGTGAGTCTGGTACTTCTTGTCGAGCGCAACGAGGACAACGCAGAGTACACTTACTAGATATTTCAATATGAAAATGCCAAGTGGCTAACATAGCTCTACCTCACGTTGCCATTGGCTGTCGAATACAGTTACATTTTCTTTGGTAGTACATGTGGTAATACAAGTAACGTCAGCTAATTCCACATTATTCCAATTGACACTAACTTCTTGAATATCTTGAATAAAATTCTCTTGTCTTGCACCTAACCAGCAACATGGGCTACGGCGTCCCCGTGCATCTATATATACACTTTGCTCTGCAAGTGCATGACAGTCAATCTTACCGGGGGTATATGTAGGACGATGCCAACCAACAGGTGCTTCTAATCCGTTAGTATATTCACGTTTGCTTACTTTAGCGCGAAACCATTTAAATCCCATATCACGGGCTAACTGTTCACACGCATCAACTTGGTGTTCGTTGTGTCGATATACTAGCATGTCCCAGTGGGCACTACCACCTGCGGCAATAAAGGTTGTTGCATTTTCCATTAACTTAGACCAATTGACTCCACGACGATAGATATGATTAGTATCTTCTAATCCGTCAATACTAAAGACCGCATAGTCTAAAGGTTGATTAAACATGCCAGCAAGTTCACTCCACCAACGGACATTTTGTATAGCACCGTTGGTATTCATGCCTAAGGTAATTGTGGGATTGGCAGTTCTGAAATAACGATAAATTTCTAGAGTATGCCGACCTGCTGCGGGATCACCGTAGTTACCACACATAAACATTTTATCCAATTGACTGATAGCCTCTGGAGATAAGTGTTGCTGTATTTGCTCTACGGTTAAATGATGCTGTTGAGATTTATCAAATTGAGGATCTAATTCTCTTGCACAACTAGGGCAAGCAGCCTGACATACATCAGTAGACTCTAGATGCACAACCTTATACAACATCAATATCCGTATTATAAGTTGTAAAGCCGTTTTCTTTAACTACGTGAAGTGTATTGTTGACACGACCCGCTAGTTCATCTTTGTGCGACACTAACCAAATTGACTTGTTAGCTTCGCGACTCATCTTTTTCAGGATAGCTAAGGAATTCTCAACTCCTGAACTATCCATACCGCTGTCTACTAACTCATCAATGAATAATAAGTTAATGGGTTGATATAGACTTTCCCAAACATCGCGGAAGCTCCAGCTTAAGGATAAGATTAAGCGATTGCGTTCCCCACGACTTAAATTGTCAAAGTCTAAATCTCTACCTAACTCTGTAATGGCTACAGTTAAATCATTATTAAATTTAACTGTGTGTGGTAAGCCAATACGATCAAGATATTGTCCCAAGCGGGCATTTAAATAACTTAAATTCTGATCAATAATACGTTTACGAATAAACGAGTCTTTGTTAGTTAATAGTTTAAGCAAGAACTCCTGATGTTCTTTGATGTTAGTTAACTCATTGATTGTATCATACGATATTTCTTCTACACCCTGTGTTTGCATTTCAGCAATCTGCTCTACATACGGATCAGACTCTGCAACCTTAGCAGTAAGTTGTTTAACTAGATTGTCTACAGTAGCTTGATGGTGAATAGCATCCGATTCATTGTTATAAAATGTTACTGGACGCGGACCCAATTTGCCCAACCCATCGTGAGCAGACTGTAGTTCAGCCAAGGTGGCAACATACTGTTCCTGATTCTGCTGTGCTGTTGATAATTCTCTCTGCTTGAGTCCCATAACAGATTGGTGCTTTTCGTCATGGAAATCCTGTCCACAGGTATGACACGTATGATTCTCCAGCGAAACAAGTTCTGCTGATATCTTGCTAATTGTTTTTTCCTCACGGGAAATGTCCAGTTTTGTGCGACTGATCGCCGAAGATAATTCGTTGAGATCCTTTCGAGTCTGATCCCACGTTTTAAACGCCTGGTGTGCCTGAATCTCGGCCTGGATGTCAATTTTCTGTAGCTCTTCAATCGCTGATTGAATCTTGTTAATTTCTTCATCGTGTTTGTTGTTCCATAGCGTTTGTCTACGCTTTAGGCTTTCTATTTGTTCTTCGATGCGTTTATTAGCATCGCCTACAGCTTTGATACGGAATTCTTCTTGTGTGATAGCATCTTTAGTAGCTTTATTAGACTCTTTTAATCGATCAGCCTTTTCACTTAATAGTGTAATACCTAATAACTGTTCAATAATGGTACGTTGATCATTGGCTTTTAAACTAAGGAATGGCTCGGTATAGGTATTAAGAGCTACAATATGTTTGAACATATCGTGACTCATACCCAACATACGTTCTATTTCGGCCTGTGTCTCACGGCTGTCACCTTGTGCATCGTCGGTAATTTCTTTTTCTTGATCGCCCACAAAGAACTTCATAACACCTGGCTTACGACCACGTTCGATGCGATAGTTAATGCCATCTTTTTCAAAATCAATGGTGACCATCATGTTTTTACCATTGGTCTTATTAATTAAGTTATCTTTCTTAATGTTAGTAAGAGCATTGCCGTAAAGTGCAAAACTCAGTGCATTAATAATAGTAGTCTTACCCGTACCATTGCGTGCTCCGCTATCATCACCGCCTAAGTCCAAGTTTTCACCTAAGACTAGCGTTAAATCTTGCCGGTCAAAGTTAACAGCCTGGGTACTATTACCCACGCTCATGAAATTCTTAACGGTTAGGTCTTTTATTTTAAACATAAGTGATTATATAATAATTCTGCCAAGTGAGTGTGACCATCTTCTAATATGTGTCCGTTTGGCCCACACGGAAATTTTTTACATAAATCTTGAATATAAAACTTATTCCAATTATAAAACATTGATGTGTCGATTAGTTGTATATAGTACTGTATTTCGTTGTATTCGTCAAATATTTGTTCATCAGTCATGATATCAAAATTAATTAACTCTCTAACTGAATCTATAAACTGTCCTTTGGGTGCAAACCATTTATCCATATTATTATGCATAGTATTAATCATTAAACACGGTGCTTTAATAAAAGATTGTAATTGTATAATTTGCTGAAGCCATAATTTAAAAGCATAAAGTTCATTATACCAGACATTGTATAAGGTCTCCCCCAATTATGATAAAATGAATCTTTACCATACATACTGTGTCGCAAGCCCGGATTAAAGTTTACTTCATAATTGTTATCTGATTTATAAAAAGTAAATCTAGTATTGGTAGTCCACGCTATAACATACAAATCAAAATTATATTGATATTGTTTAATAGTGCGGTACATAGTTCTATAATTTGTGCCGCCACTCGTTGCATCATTTACAGTTGTTGCACCTAACAAGGTACCCAACTGCACTGGCCATGCAGACGTTTCGGGTGATTGTAATTCGTCACCGTAAGTAAATGAACATCCATTGGTATAAATCTTCATAGATTTCTATAGATGTCTAACAATAAATTTGGATTGTATTGATTGCTGTCAATGTTGCTTAACTGACTATACACGATTTGATCGACCGACTCAAACTCAATATTACCAGCTATTTCGTAATCAGTCAGGTCTGTTACTTTGGCCGGAATCAATGTGATCTCTCTCAGCTGGTAAGTATCAATAAATGTTTCTTTGATAAACGTGGCTTCTTCGTAGCTGATATCGATATCCAAATTCACACGCACATGCATGTTGGGTTTGAGCATGACTTCGGTATGTTTGAGCACGTCGCTTAGATTAAACACACGATACATAGGTTGCTCGGGCCAAGCATGATACACAGGAGGTTTATCCCACTCTAAGATCATTAGGCCACGATCGTCGTCGCCAGCATCAGCATAGTTGTGAGGAAAGCAATTGCCTAGATAAGTTACATTACCACGAGTTTGACGTTTATGGAAATGTCCGGAGAACACGTGTTCAAATCCAGCTAGATCATTCTTGGGATCTACTTCACCATGATCTGGCATAGCAACCATAGCGTTCATTAGGTAGCCGGGCAACTCAAAGTGCCCAAACATGTACTTGCCCTTTAGTTTTTTTAACTTTTTAAAATCGTCGCCAACAAGCCACGGAGCAATAGTGACATCGCCGATAGTAGTCCAATCGTTACAAATATGGATGTTAGTAAGGTGTTTGGCCCACTCCACACTTTGTACATCACGCTTATCGCGATAATACAAATCATGGTTGCCCGGAATAAAGTACGTGTTGTCGAAGTTAGCATTCAAATGCTCCAGTGCTTGTAAACTGTATTGTAGTGTAAGGATGTTAATGCTAGCACGATTATTGTGCCAGTCACCTAAGAATAAACAGGTATCACAGCCTTCTTCCAGAGCTTTAGCAGTGGCCCATTTTACAAAATTTAAACAGTCTTCGTTGTGTAGCGTGCTATTTGATTTTAGTCCAAAATGGATGTCAGTAAAAATAGCCGCTTTCTTAAAAAGGTTTGTCATGTTTTGTAGTATACAGTCTTGTTGATATAAAAGTCTAGTAGTAACCCATGGCTTTGGCAATTTCTGTATGAGTATCCATAAAGCTCTGCTCACGTTCGGCATCAAAACGTTTCATATACTCAACAAATTTTAAGTTTTCATCCACTGCGGTTACATTTTCTATATAGGTAATTATTGGAGTAATAGACGGGTCATTTCGATATTGGCGCAATTTGTCTAAAACCAATTGTTTGGCACGATTGGTCAGCATGTCAATAGAAAGTTCAGATGGAGTAACTACGCGATTATTCAATAAGGGTGGTGTAGAACAATCCAACGATCTAATCCAATCCATTAATTCTGGAAGATACAATACATTCATGATGCTGACAGTGGGGTATATGTCAGTTAAAAACCAATCAGATCTCCGTTCATTATATTTTTTAATATTAGTACAAACAGATTCCCAACTAGCACCGTTTCGTTCTAATTCAAATCTTTTGCCCGTGTTGTCAATGCTAAAACTAATCTTAACTTCTTTAAAATTTTTCCATAGCTCAAAAAATTTTTCTGAATATATAGTACCGTTGCTGTTGTAATCGATTTTAATATTCTTAGACACTCCCAAATCTACTAGTCTACGTAAAAATACAAAGTGACGTTTTGACATTAGCGGCTCACCGCCATACAAATCAAGGTATTTAAGATTCCCAGCCAAGCGTTCAATTTGGTTGTAAAAATCGTCAGATTCGCTCCATGCAGTTGATTGTTTGATAATATCGAATTTGACTTGGGAAATTCTTTTGCTCTTGAGATACAGATCTGCAATACGAGAACTGTCAGACGGAGCACAGATTCGGCAGGATAAATTGCAAGCATTGCCTAATTTTAAATCCAATATCTGTAGGTTACTGACGTCATCTTTTTGATAGTCTACAGAAAAGTACAGGTCGCGAAATTTATGTCGTGCTGCTTGTCGCATGCTAGTAATACCGCTGGCCTCATTTTTCCAGCAGTAGTGACACCCATCGGGTTTTTGACCCTTGCGAAATTGTTCACGCAGAGTCTGCATTTGATTGCCGGTGTAAAAAGTAACCAATTGATCATCATCGTTGAGATTGCCGACGCGACCATCAAAAACACAACAAGGTTGCATTTCGCCGTTAGTCCAAACAACTGTATTGATCCAAGGGTAGATACAGTGAGAATCTGGAATAGATAGGTCTTGTACAGGTAAAGACGTGTCTGAGTCAAAGATCACAAAAAAATCAGGAATATCTACGAATTCTAGTATTTCTTTAACTAATTTTACAGTATCAACAGAATCAGGATTATAAGAAAAAATAATACGCTCATCATCTCCATATGGATCTTTTTTAAGTGCTAGTATTCTGTTGTAAAGTGGCGGTATACTGGTATAATCAGGCAATACTATCCTGTCTAATACTTGCATACTGCCCTTTTAATCGTCGTAACCGCCGTCGCTACCACCTGCGGTGCTACTGATCTTAGCACCTTGGCGTGTGTAACTTGGGGTTAGGTTGTTCATTTCCAGAATATCGTCTCGCAAATTTTGATTACGCTTTTCGATATTAAGTACCCGAGTAAATGAATTGGTGATAGCAGCAGTATAATAGGCAAACGGGTTTTGTGATTTGAATTCGTCAAATTGTAGTCCAATCTGTGATAGTTGTAGTAGTGCTTGTGAGCGCATTTCGTCGTTGTAGGTATAACCACGCCAGTTGCTACGTGTGGCATAGCGTTCGCACAGTTTAATAAACATATGAGCTAGCTTAGGAGTCATCTTGCCGTGGTCTTTTGAGAAATGCCCTTTGGCTAAATCACCCTTCCAATGACTACGTCCCACTAGAATAGGAGTTCCTTCTTCGTCGACTTTGTAGTGTTCAAACGGCGGAAAGTTTACTTTAACATATTTGGTATTGCCTGCAATATCTAGTTCGTCATCGTCGTATTCTGAACGTGCTGGCCCGTCATCTTCCAATTCCATGGCTTTGACTGCGGCCTTGCGTGATTTGACATCATCTACAGGAATATGATCCCAAGTCATAACACGGAATACTACATCGGTATCTGGAACATCTTTAAGTTTGATTTCAAATTCATCCATTTTACGTTTAGTACCATCTGCGGTAGCGGCTTCGTGTGCTAATTTTTGTAAGCGGACAGCACGGTCTTTGCGTGCTTGCATGATGTTCTTTTTATTGATCTTTTTTACATCTGGGAGAATCATATCATAGTCTGCTACATTTGGTGTTTGGAAGTAACAGTAGCTATTTTTACTTTTATGAATTTCTTTGAGAATATCTTTGTTATTGAGATAGTTATTGCGGGCCATCCTTTGTTTCCTTTAAAGTTAGCACATACTAACATATTTAATTTCCAAAGGTCAACCTATTTTTAAAATAATTATAATATACGCATATAATAGCTACCGATAAATACTTGTATGCCAGTGCTACCTAATCAACCTCTACAGACAGCCGTAACTAACCAAACTGGTAGTTTCGGTGCCCAAATTGCCCAATCTGTTACTAACAGTTTGGAAGGGTCCCTTGGGTTAAACCCATCAATGTCACGCCAAAACGTGTCTAGTATGTTTGCTTATACTCATAATACACAGGGACCTAATATAGTGGTAAATTATCCGCAGGCCAACTACGATTGGCGTGTTCGTGTAACGCTAGCACCCAACAGTACATACTTTTATAACGATACCAGTAACAATTTATTAAGCCCGCTACGCACAGAATCTAGTAACAATGTGACCAGTGCAGTAGTACAAAGTGTTAATAATATTTTTGGAGCCAGCGGACAAACACGTATTGGTGTTGTGTTTCCCTATACTCCCACAGTACAGGTCACACATACTGCAAACTATTCAGCACAAAAATTAACACATAACAATTACACACAGTACTACTATGATAATTCAGAAGTTGGTGCAATTACTATCAACGGCGAATTCACAGTACAGAACGTAAACGAAGGTCAGTATCTATTAGCAACAATTTACTTCTTTAGATCAATTACCAAAATGTTTTTTGGGGCAGACTCAGCAGCAGGCAATCCGCCGCCGATTGTTTACCTAAACGGTTACGGACAATATTATCTACCAAACGTGCCTTGTGTTTGTACCAACTTCAGTCATACTATGCCGGATACTGTGGACTACGTTGACATTCCAGAACCTGGATTAAATTATAATCCTACCGTAACTAATCCTGTATTAAATAGTACACGCTTGCCAACTACTAGTACAATTAGCCTTACGCTACAACCAGTCTACAGCAGACTTTCACAGAGCCAAGGATTTAGTCTACAAGACTTTGCTCGTGGTGCATTAATCAATGCCGCGGGCAGTGGTGGAGCAGCAAGCGCATTTGGTGCAACACAAACACCACTCAACGGAGGCACACCGGGCGCTGGAGGATTCTTATAATGACAGCAAAATACGCTACCACTAGTCCATATTATGGTACATCTACCTGGGGTCAGTTTCTTGATGTTTGGAAATACAATACCCTAACTATTCCTGCTGCGGTAACAGATGCACTTTATCAAATTGATCCACCCTACGACAATCGTCCAGATTTACTGGCCCACGACTTGTACGGAGACAGTAACCTATGGTGGGTATTTGCTGTTCGTAATCCAGATGTCCTAATAGATCCCTTGCTTAATTTTGTAGCACCAGCAGTAATATACATTCCAACAAAAGAAACCGTGCAGACAGCACTAGGATTGTAATCGATGGCTGATCCAATTACAATTAATGGCGTTGCTATACTTGCCGATGTCAATCCAACTGCTGCTGCAACAATAGTTCCACCAACTGGTTATCAAGTCGCAACACAGGCCCAAGCAGGATTTGTAGATGGTGTACCAGCAACTTCGGGAACCTATTACGACGACACATTGAATGCTTGGCTAACGCCTACTACTGCTACTGCATCTACTACTAACTCTAATTCCAATAACAATGCCAATGGCGTAGGAGGAAGTGCAACTAATAACAGTAGTACTGGTAATGGAACTGGTAATGGAACTGGTAATGGAACTGGCACAAATTCTAATACTAGTACTGGTCCTGGAACAGTTAAAATTCCTGCAACTACCACAGTGGTGCCTAATCCGTTGCATCAGTTTGCTAGTTGGACTTATTCATGGAGCCTATGGTGGCTTGACGTTGCTGACTACAATGGCATGATGGTTGGTGCTGATGCAGGTGCTGGAAATTCTTATGTGCTGAGTCCAAAAAGTTATGTTGTTGCTGAGGACAGCGGTCTTTATCCCAATCGCAGACTGCCAACACAGGCCGGCCTAAACTACAATATACAAACAGTAAACTTTAACACAATTATTGGCAACAATTCAAAATCTAAAAGCACTAACATAATCGACGGCACTTTGACAATCTTAGAGCCTTATGGTGTTACACTGATTGATAGCCTAGCACAAGCAGCTCTTAGCTTAAATTCGGGTTACAATTATTTACAACAACCATATATGTTGCAGTTAGATTTTAAAGGCTACGACAATGCTGGAAATCCTATTCCAGACAGTACTACTACACTCTATAGAAAACGTTTTCCAATTAAAATTAATACTATGAAAGTCAAGGTGACTAACAAAGGTGCAGAGTATCAAATTGCCTACACCCCAACCGGCCATCAAGCGCACTATCCAGAGCATTCAAGAACTCCCAAGAACGTATCAGTAACAGTACCCGGCGGTACAGTACAAGAATTTCTTAATAATTTTGCAATAATCTTAAACACCTATTGGCAACTTGAAGTCAATGACGGCAAAGCCCAATACGCTGATACTATAAAATTTGATATGGATCCTGCCATTGCATCAAGCAAGATCATTTACCCAGATCAGGACAGCGTTACGCAGGCCAATCCCGATGCCAATTCTATACAATTAACTGGCGGAGCATTTGATATCCCGGCCGGTACACAAATTACTACAGTAATACAAAAAGTTCTTGAAAAATCAAGTTACTTACGTGACCAATTAGGATTGGACTTTCAAAACCTAACAGCCGCACAGCAACAAACAAATTTAACACAAATTTTAAACACTTTCAAAACTGTTTGTACAAACAATTATGCAGGAACTGATGCTGCCGGAAATGTAAATTCTGGAGTATTTGATAATATACGAAACACTTATCCAGCACAGTTTACCTATAATATACATCAGTACCCCAACCTAAATCCAGCCAATCATCCAGCAGCGCCGTTTTTAACTGACAGTCGAGCTCATACTGTTAAAAATTATAACTATATCTATACTGGTAAAAATGTAGACATATTAGATCTTAAAATTGATTTTGATGCTACGTACTATACTGCGGTAGCGGCATATACTGCACAGTTTGCCGCAACACAAGCAACTCCTAGTACTGGACTTAATACATCAATAGCCAATGGGGGTGTGATCCTGTTGAGTCCACAACTCTTGGCTGCAAGTGGCGCAGTAGCTGGATTCAAAAATATTACTAACTTAACTCCACTTAAATATCGTGCAGTCAACAACGATCAAAGAGAAACCATCGGTCTAGGCATTATTAATGACCCCACAGCGCAAACTGTGGCCAATGTTATGAAAAGTCTATACACCAATTTCAAAGGGGATATGGTCACACTAGAACTACAGATAGTTGGCGACCCAACATTAATTAAACAAGATGATTGGTTGTATGTGCCTAGTCCAACAACAAGTACAATATACAACAGTTGGGACAGTCAAAGTCAAAATGACTTTGCAGGACGTTACGGACATGTGCGTATGGATGTCGGATCTTTGATGTTCTCGGTAACTATTAATACTCCATTGGACATAGACACTGACTGGACCAATCAAGGGGTGGTGTTTCCGCAACCTGGCACTTACAAGAGCTTGTTTAGTGGGCAATACCAATGCACCGGAATTAAAAATAGTTTTGCCAATGGTAAATTTGAACAGACCCTTACGCTAAACCGTGTTATTAATGGCGATTTAATAAATTCGGCAGCTCCAGCGGCAGCAACCAACGGTAGAGATTCTAGTACTAATGGTGGTGCTAGTCAAACACAAACAAAACAAAACTCACTTAATCAAACAGTACAACAAAATTCTGGTAGTACAGCAACTCCAGCTAATGGCTCAGTAGCAAGTCCAAATGCCCAAGAAAATAGTACTCAAGCACGACAATAGGAAAATTCAATAAATGGCAGATAATCAAATAAGACGAACTGGTGCTGCTGACAGCGCAAAAGCAGATGGAAAAACAGGTTATACAGTTGACCCGGGTCCTTATGAAGCTGTGGTTGTTAAACATGTAGTTGGGTCACGTACAGGGCAACTACAGGTTTATATACCAGACTGGGGCGGAGTACAAACTGACCCACAGAATCAAATAGTGGTAAGTTATGCTAGTCCATTTTACGGCCATACATTTGGCACAGACAGTCAGCAAACACCTAATACTCCTATGAGTGCCGGTCAAAGTTACGGTATGTGGATGGTACCGCCAGATGTTGGTAATAAAGTATTGGTTACATTTGCTGCCGGTGATAGGTCACGTGGTTATTGGTTTGCTTGTTGTTATGACAGCACCAGTCATCATATGGTTCCAGGACTAGCACACAACATTGGTGGATCTACAGATACCAGTGTAGCTACTGACATTGCCAGTTATCTAAACAGTAGTCAAATACTACCAGTAGTAGAATCCAGTGCTGGACAATCTTCTACTTATGGTTCTGACCCAAGTCAGGCTCCTCGTTACCCGCACGAATTTCAGTCAATGACACTTATTTCGCAGGGTTTAGATAGAGATCCTGTGCGTGGGGCAATCAGTTCAAGTAGCCTACGCGAAGCACCCAGCAATGTCTATGGTATTAGTACTCCTGGTCGTTCAGCAACCGCTAATCCTCAGGTTTCTGCATCATCCTCAGTTGAAGCCAGTCAAGCTGTTATAGCTCGCAAAGGTGGTCATACATTTGTTATGGATGACGGAGATAAGGATGGCAACGATCAATTGATTAGACTGCGTACCGCAGGCGGGCATCAAATCCTAATGAATGATACCGCAGACAAAACTGATAAAGGTAATAAAGGAGTACTATACATTGCCAGCGCATCAGGCAATCAGTGGTTAGAATTTAGTAGTGATGGCAGTATCAATATCTACGGTGCTGCAGGATTTAATGTGCGAGCTGAAGGGGCACTTAACTTTCATAGTGATAGTGCAGTCAATATTAACAGTGGCGGTTCAGTTGCTATTCACGGCGACATGGGAGTAAAAATTGACAGTTTAGTGTCAGTGGGAATCAGTGCCCTAGTAAGCGTATCAGTAGCCAGTGATGGCATGTTGTCACTTTCGGGTGTGGGCTCAGCTTCTCTAACCGGCGGTGTTAGCACCAAAGTCAGCAGTCTTGGACCTTGCTATGTATCTGGAACAATAGTAAATCTAAACAGCCCGTACTTACCCGTTCCACCAATTCCGGTAGTGCCTAATTTAGGGACAAGTTTGCCGGATGTTACTTGGGCAGGTACTAGTTGGACTTATACCCCGGGAGCAGTACGATCAATATGTACAGTTGTTCCTGCACACGAACCTTGGTTGGATCCAGGTACAAACTTACGTCCTAAACCACAGTCATCAAGCGGAGCGTCACTGATAGGAGCTGCTGCTAGTATCGGGGCTGGCGCGGCTTCAAAATTAATTTGAGATAACTTATGGATCTAGGAATACAAGCAGCCGCAGGACAACCAATAGTAACTCCAATGCCCGTCAGTTGGCTTGGCTTACCTGCTATGCCTCCTACACCCCCAACCTGGGCCAATATTGCGGCATTGACATCTATTCAAGTACGTAACCTACAAGCACAGATAGCCTACAGTACTAGTCAGTGGAACTATGATTTAATTGGCGGTTCTAATCAATTAGGCAGATACCAATTTACCAGTCAAATTTTAGAGTCATACGGACTACTAGCATCTGGATCTAACACGGCCTACGGAACAGATTCGGTGAACTATCGTCACTGTTGGCAACCAACCTATATTAACAACGGAATTAATTCTTATCAAAATTATTTTTATAACGTCACAAGCCTAAACGGTTTCTTAACGGGCACGATTGCTCAAGAGCACCTAGCATATCAACGCTTGGTGGATATTTACATAACTAGTTTGGATATTGGTTCAATACAGCCCGGTGACCCTTCAGAAGTTGTTGCTGGTATGATTTATGTGGGGTGGACACTGAGTGTGGGTACAGGCCCAACTATTGCTAGCCCGCAGGGCACTGGCGCTTGGGCATGGCGTTACAATAACGTAGGTTCTGGTGCAACCAGCTACAATCAAGGTCGTTATAGTGTGGCAGTCCTAAGCGCATAAATATTATCATGACAGTATATCGCGGATTTAGTACCCTAGTTAATAAGAAAAAATTTAGCCTAACGGATTACGCCCTGGCTAAACAAGATCTTATGAACTATTTTCAAATTCGCAAGGGCAGTAAACTAATGCAACCTTCCTTTGGTACAGTAATTTGGGAACAGTTGTTTGAGCCCCTGAATGAAACTACTCGTGATATCATTACCGGCGACATTAAAAAAATTGTTGCATATGATCCTCGTTTACGAGTCAATCAAATCAATGTTACAGAACAAACTAACGGCATTCAAATACAGCTGAGTTTAACTTATATCCCGTCAAATCAAGCAGAAACGATACTGTTAAACTTCGACAAAGCATCAACTACACTAACCACAAATTAACTGCGCATATTATTCCGACCGATAAATATACAATATAGGTTAGAAATAATATGGCACAAACAACCCGTCAATCAAATCTTTTAGTAAATCAGGACTGGACTAAGGTCTATCAATCGTTTACTAATGCGGACTTCACCAGTTACGATTTTGAAACACTTCGTAACTCAATGATTAACTATCTCCAAACGTACTATCCAGAGTCGTTTAACGATTTCTTAGAATCCAGTGAATATCTAGCTCTAATAGATATGGTTGCATTCCTGGGGCAGAGTTTAAGTTTCCGTACAGATTTAAATGCACGTGAAAATTTCATTGATACAGCTCAACGTCGTGACAGTATCCTAAAACTAGCCCGCATGCTGAGTTATAATCCCACAAGAACAATCAGTGCCAGTGGATTATTAAAATTTGATGCTATCAGCACATCGCAGGCAATTACTGACAGCAACGGAATTAATCTAGCCAATACCACAGTATATTGGAACGACATCACTAACGATAATTGGTTAGAACAGTTTACTGCGATACTTAATGCCGCACTGATCACAAATCAAGCAGTTGGCAAACCAGGAAACAGTCAAGTAATCAACGGAATTCAAACTGACGAATATACTGTAAATTTAAATCCCAATAGTTTGCCTGTAGCACCGTTCTCAGTTAACATCCAAACTACACCAACACGTTTTGAAGCAGTCAGCGCAACTACGCTGGGTCAAACATATATCTATGAACGTGACCCAACCATGACTGGGTTTAACATTCTTTATCAAAATGACAACAATGGTAATGGCAGTAACAACACTGGTTTCTTCCTGTATTTTAAACAGGGATCACTACAGAGCACAAACTTTACTATTCAAAATGCTATACCAAATAATTATGTGCCCGTTACTACAAATAACATTAACAACACTGATGGATGGCTATACAGTTTAAATGTAAACAATAGTGTGCAGACCTTATGGACACAGGTTCCAGCACTACCCGGTATCAACGTGATTTACAATCAATTGACTAACAAAAATCTATATCAGGTTAATACATTAAACAATGACCAAGTTAATCTAGTATTTGGTGATGGTTCATTTGCAAACATTCCACAGGGTGCATTTAGATATTATTTCCGTACCAGCAACGGCCTCGCTTATACAATTACTCCCGATGATCTAGCTCGAGTAAACATTGCTATTCCTTATGTTGATCTACACGGAGTAACTCAAACTTTAACTATCACAGCCAGCTTAAAGTATACTGTAACCAATGCGTCGGCCACACAAAGTTTAGCTAGCATTAAGACCTACGCACCACAAAATTACTACACACAAAATCGTATGATAACATCGGAAGATTATCAAATCTTCCCACTGACAAACTTTACTAGTATTCAAAAGATCAAAGCCGTAAACCGTTTAAGTTCAGGTGTGAGTCTGTATCTTGATACTCTGGATCCAACTGGCAGTTTTAGTTCAACTAATATTTTTGGCGATGACGGCATACTGTCAGCAAACTCAACAGTTGGTAGTACAACTTTTAGTTTTTTAACTACTAGCGATGTTTACAAAGCAATTTATAATGATATTATTCCAATCATTTCAAGTAACGGAATCAGTAACTATTACTACGCTAACTATCCTAGACTAACACCAACACACAGCAACGTAACTTGGGTACAGACTGGAAATACAACCTCTAGTAGCTATGGTAATTTAACTTATAATGGCAACGTAATCAATGTTGGCCCTGTGGCCAGCGGCAATTTGAAATATGTTACAGCAGGAGCAAGTGTACAGTTTTTAACTAATGCCTTTGCTAATGCTACAACATTCTACAGTTCTGTTACTAATACTGTGGGAAATAGTCAAACCTACTTTGGTATGGTTGTTCCCACCGGATCCGTAGTAAAAACAATTATTCCTAAACTCAGCAATGCCTTAACCAGTAATGTGATCAGTACTATTGCTACTCAGATTCAATCAAATGTTAATTTTGGACTGACTTACGATCAAACTAATCAGATATGGGTAAACATTCCTCCAAGCCAAATTGGTTCAAGTACTAATTGGCTATTAAAATTTACGTATACTGCTGGACTGTATAACATTCAATATCAAAATTTACGATATATATTTGGTAGTGCGGGCCAAACACAGTTTTACTTTGATCCGACAGTCAAAGTCTACGACAGCGTGATTGGCAGTAGCATCAGTGATATTATTAAAATTCTAAACATTAACACAAAACCAGGAAACGTTACTCCTCTGGGCACTGACATAACTTGGAATATTACCGACGTTATAACAGAAACTGACGGTTACGTAGACCCTACCAGTGTTATAGTTGCTTTCCCTCAAACACAGTTAACTGGTGTACCGGATAATCCAGATTTATATACTACAGTGGCTAATGTTGCAACCAGCCGAAATAATTTATATTTCCAATACAAACACAATAGTCCTGGCAACAATCGAATCGATCCTACCAGTGTTAATTTAATTGACATGTATATCTTAACAGCCGACTATGCAACATCATACATAAATTGGCTACAAGATTTGACCGGCACAGTCAAAGAACCAACTCCACCTACTTCAAGTAGTTTAGAAATTGCCTACAGCACATTAGATAATTTTAAAACTGTCAGCGATTCATTAATTTTTAATCCTGCACAATTTAAACCATTATTTGGCGCCAAAGCAGATTCAAGCCTACAAGCAAGATTTAAAGTAGTTATTAATCCTGCTGTGAGCATTACTGCTAATGAAGTTAAGAGTCAGGTAATTGCTGCGATCAATGACTATTTCAATGTCAACAATTGGGACTTTGGTGAAACATTTTATTTCTCTGAATTAGCCGCATACCTACATACAACGCTAGTTCCTAATATTGCCAGCGTATTAATTGTACCAACAAATGATAGTCTAGTATTTGGTAACTATTTCCAAATTAACGCTGAGCCATGGGAAATTATTACTTCAGCAGCAACAGTAGCCGATGTGGATATTATTAGTGCTGTGACTGCAGCAGAACTTAATCTTGGAAATACTTTAGTAGGTACATATTAATGCCTTTAATTAATACAATCAATTTTTTACCTAGTCCTTTTAGAACAACCACCAATCAACGATTCCTCGGTGCGACTCTTGATCAACTGACCATTGATGCATTTAATATTCCAGTCAATGGATATATTGGTCGTACCTTTGCACCAACATATAAATTGGGTGACAACTACGTCGCTGAAACAACTAGCTTACGTCAAAATTATCAACTTGAGCCAAGCGTTGTGGTAAAAGATGCAAATCAAAATGTGGTATTAAACAGCACCTTCCAAGATTTCCTGCAAAATATTTCAGTCGCTGGCGGATTTGCAAACAACCAACAAAGATTGTTTACATCAGAATACTATAATTTTGATGGGCATTTTGACTACGATAAATTTGTAAACTATAATAATTATTATTGGATCCCAGGCGGTCCAGATGCAGTTTCTGTTTCTGCTGGTTCAACTCCTTATCTAGCAACCTACACAGTTACTAGAAATACATCAGTCAACGGATACACATTTAGCGGACTTGGTCCAAACCCTGATATCCAAATTACTTTGGCACGTGGGGGTACTTACACATTTAATGTCAATCAACCTGGATTCAATTTCTGGATACAGACTAAACCTGGCACCAGTGGTGTTGACCCTAATATTAGTACAGTTAGTACACGTCAAATATTTGGTGTACAAAATAATGGAACCGATAATGGTCAAATTATTTTTAATGTACCAAAAGCATCTGCACAAGACTTTTATACAGAGATGCCAATTGCCGCTACAGTTAATGCCGCAGTGACCTTTAATTACACCGACATACAAAATCAACTGTTAAGTACGTTTTTGAAAAACTTTCCAGATGGCCTAGATGGTGTTACTAATCAATTACAAAACAAAACATTTATTTTCATCAATAATCAAACAGATCCAGCGTACTGGACGACTCCGGCTATACCTGATGCATTTACTGGCGTTAATACCAGCCCTATTGCTGCTGGATCAGTTATTACTGGTGTTGCTCTTACTAACACATGGAAAATCAATCTGGTACCTAGCGGTAACGATTACCTAATTCAAGTTCAGCCTGACAGTACAGTTGCAGTACAACAACGAGTGTTTGTCGATTCAGGAAAAACTTATGCATCTACTCAATTTTGGTTAAACACAAACTATCAATATTTGGCTGTGCCTGTTGTTACTGCTGCGGCTGATTACTTGTATTATCAGGACAGCGCAAATCCAGATTTTGTTGGACAAATTAAAATAGTTGACAATACTACTGTTCCTATTAACATCACTTCGGATATCATTGGGCAAAAATACTACACCAGTCCGAACGGAGTAGTTTTTACTAACGGATTAAAAATTCAACTTGACAGTTTAGTAGTGCCTGCCAGCTATGCTAATAACCAATACTATGTAGAAGGTGTTGGTACAAGCATCCAATTGGTTCCTGTAGCACAACTAGTAGTACCAGAATCATTTGGCACAGAGATTTTAACTACAGCCGATTATATTACTATTAATCGTGCCAGCCAAGATCGAAATGCATGGAGCCGAACAAATAGTTGGTTCCACGTGGATGTATTAAATGCTGTATCAAAATACAATCAAACTCCTGTTAACTATGGTCCTAATATTCCTGGTCGCCGTGCTATCATAGAATTTGAACCTAACCTACAGTTATTTAATTTTGGTCGTCAAGCCAAGGCAAACGTTGATTTAATTACGTTTGATTCAACTGATGCTTTTGTGAACATTGAGGGTCAAGAAAGTTATACTTTAGACGGTACACCACTAGTAAAAGGCATGCGTGTTATTTTTGCTAACGACTACGATACTACTGTCAGTAATGAAATATGGCAAGTTGATTTTGAAGTGGTTGATAGTGTGACAGGTAATCCTTATCTAAGATTAATACCTACCAGTGATGATCCAGTAGTAACTGGCGAAAACGTACTAGTAACACAAGGTGCCAACAGTGGAAAAACTTATTGGTTCGATGGAACCAATTGGCACGAATGTCAAGAAAAAACAGCTCTTAATCAAGAACCCTTGTTTGATTTAATAGATACTAATGGATATAGTTTTAGTGACTCTACTGTATATCCATCAAGCACGTTTACTGGAACTAAAATCTTTGGCTATGCTCATGGCACAGGAACTAATGATTCTGTATTGGGCTTTCCTTTAACATATCAAAATTTTAACAACGTTGGTGATATAGTTTTTAATAATTTTTACGATACAGGCACATTTACCTATAACAACAGCGGTACAGTAGAAACTGTAGCATGTGATTCGGGCTATATCCAAAAAAATATAGATCTAACCGCAACCACTAAGTTAACTAATTGGACCACAGGAGTTCAACCTACTGAGCAATATCAAGTTATTACTAAATTCTTTGATGGATATGTTGCTGAAATTAATGGTGTTAACTATGCGTTTGTGCAAATTGATGTTCTGCCAGAATCATCAACTAATATCCCTTATGTTAAAGTTTTCTTAAACAACACACTATTAAATCCTAACACCGACTATCAAATAGTTAACTATGGAATTTATTATGTTGTTACACTAAACACCATGCCTGCTTCAGGTGACAAGATTGATGTCGCAATTTTTAGTTCAGCCACAAGTACATTTGGTTACTACGAAGTTCCAGAGAATCTTGACTTTAATCCATTAAACGAAACATTTACAACTATTACACTTGGGCAATTACGCACACACTATAATAAATTAATTGAAAATACATCGATTAGTGCAACAGAATCTATACCCCATCAAGATCAATATTTAAAAGCACAAGGCGGCACAATACTACAACAAAGTAGTCCCTTAGTGTATGGCATGACATTCTTGTCGGACCCTGTAGTTAATTATATCAAAGGTATAACTCTTGCACGTAAAGAATATCAAAGATTTAAAAATAAATTTTTGAGCCTGTGTGCTACTCTACAGGGATTGGATTACAATGATCCGGCTGCTGGCGTAGACGCAATTTTATCCAACATTAATGCTGTTAAGAACAACACGTTCCCTTGGTACTACAGTGATATGGTTCCACAAGGTAACAATTATACTACCACAACATACACAGTATTAAATGCACGCCAAACTGCTTATGAAATCAACAGTATTTTTGATGTTACTAAATTAAGTAATCGAGCAGTATTGGTCTATTTAAATGGCAAGCAACTAGTAGCCAATCATATTGATTTCTACTATGACTCGGTTAGCCCGTCGGTAGTAATACTAGTGCCACTTAAAGTGGGAGACGTAATAACCATTAGAGATTATTCAAATACTGATGGAAATTATGTACCAGAAACTCCAACTAAGCTGGGACTATATCAAGAGTTTATTCCTTCTATCTACACTGACGATACTTATGTAACAACGACTCAAGTAATACTTGGCCATGATGGCAGTATTACTCCTGCATTTGGTGATTTCCGTGATCAGTATCTATTAGAACTTGAAAAACGTATCTACAATACTCTTAAAACAGATTACAACACCTTAAATGTTTTAAATTTATATGATACTGTTCCTGGTAGATTCCGCACAACTGACTACAGCTTGTCGGAGTGGAATCAATTAATAACCAAGAATTTCCTACAGTGGGTTGGTAGTAACAGCGTTGACTATACCACTAACAGCACTTATAATCAAGGAAATCCGTGGACATGGAACTACAGTCAATTCCCTGACTCAGTTGATGGAAGTTATTTACAAGGTTCTTGGCGTGCGGTTTACAAATACTGGTTTGACACAGATCAACCACATTTATCTCCTTGGGAAATGCTGGGCTTTAGTCAACAACCAACCTGGTGGTCAACTCGATATGGTCCTGCACCTTATACAAACGGTAACACAACATTATGGGAAGACCTTGAAACAGGATACATCTGGAACGGTAGTAACACAACCGCTTACAATGACACACGTTTTGCACGGCCTGGACTCAGTGGCACCCTAACTGGTACTCGAGGATTTATTCCAGTAGACTCTGCTGGCAACTTATTAGATCCTACTCGAATTGGCATTATTGGAATATTAAATAGCAGTTCTGCAGGCAATAGTTGGCAAGTAGGAGAACAAGGTCCTGTAGAAACAGCCTGGCGCAGAAGTAGCGATTATCCTTATGCTATACAACAAGCATTAGCACTGGCACGTCCGGCAGAATACTTTAGCACACAAATTGATCTCAGCAGATTTTACAAAAATTCAGTGACCGGACAATTTTCTAATTCAGTTAATCAAAAAATTACTCCAAGTCTATTGACAGTTAACGGAGATACCGTTACTAAACCTGGTACAGTATTGCGAACAGCGGGCTATCTCAACTGGATCAGTGATTATGTTAAAAATCTTGGAATAGATCCTGTTGCTAAAATAGAAAGTTATTTTAGTAATTTTAATGTACAGCTTGCGTATCGTGTTGCCGGATTCACTGATCAAAATTTAATTACAGTTTCAGCAGAACAAACTAGTCCTGGCAGTACCAATGCGTCAATTATCATACCTAACGAAAATTTTAATATCTATGTTGGCGATCCAATGCCTTCCTCTGTTGTTACCTATAGCGGAGTGGTTGTAACACGAACTGCTACAGGGTACAGCGTTGCAGGATACGATACTACCTATCCGTTCTTTACTATTTTACCAAGTATTGTTAATAGTAAATCGTCAACAGTTAAATCAAACAACTTGACTGCTACCATATATCAAGATGGCGCTACTACGACAATGGCAATTCCATATGGAACTACATTTTCAACAGTACAACAAGTAGCAGATTTCTTAGTTAGTTATCAACGCTACTTAACAAAACAAGGTTTTGTATTTGATCAATTTGATTCAGATTTATCAATGACTCGTGACTGGACTTTAAGTGTACAAGAGTTTTTATACTGGGTTCAACAAAATTGGTCAGTGGGTACAGTAATTGTTTTAAATCCTGTGTTTGATACACTGAAATTCCAAGCCAATGGATCAGTGGTTGGTGAAATTACAAATCTGCCAAACGACAGTCGATTGCTAGACACAAACTTTGCACCAATTAAGAGTAACAATTTTGATATACTTAGACAGGATACACCTTTTGGCAATGCATTTCAAATTAATACACTCAATGGCCTAACAGGCATTGGCTTTGCACAGTTAAATTTAATTCAGTTTGAAACAACACTAATATTTGACAACGTTGATAATTTTGGCGATATCATTTATGTACCAAGTCAAGGCACTCGACAATATCGATTAAAATTATCTGGTGCTAAAACAGGCCTATGGGACGGTTCGATAAGTGCAACCGGCTACATTTACAGTAACCCACAGATCAAAAACTGGCAACCAGGCACAGATTATCGTCAAGGTGATATAGTCCTGTATAATAACAACTACTATACTGCACCAAACGACATTGTGGCTAGCCAACAATTTTCATTGACATCTTGGACACAGATCAGCGCATCGGATATTCAAACAGGTCTCCTACCTAGTTTTGGACACAATGCACAGGTATTTCAAAATATCTACGACGTAGATAATCCTCCGCAGGATAAAAACTTCCAAACATTCAGCGCAGGCCTAATAGGTTTCCGCGATCGACCATTCTTGGGCAATTTGGGATTGAGTATTCCAACACAAACAAAATTCTATCAAGGATATATCAAACAAAAAGGCACACAGAATGCAATAACTTCTTTGACTAAAGCCACATTTGATAATTTAAAGAGTACTATCAGTACCTATGAAGAATGGGCGTTCCAAGTCGGTCAATACGGAGATATTACTAGCAATCAGTACACAGAATTTGTATTAGACCAAAGTGTGTTCTTAACTAATCCTGTGGCATTCACCGCTTATAATTCTTACAATGCTGGAAATATTATTGTTAACCTTGCGGTAACTGGTAACACTACAACATCTAACGTCTATAATGCAAGTAATATCTACAGCACTACTACAAGTTTATACAACAATCGAAACAATGTAACTTATCCTGCAGACTTGCCTACCTGTGGATATGTAAATTTAGCCGATGTTACTTATCAAATTTTTGATATAACAACTGTAACTACACTTCCAACATTATCAGCTGGTAATACAATTTGGGTAGCTAAAGATGCTAATGCAAACTGGAACGTGTTTAGAGTCAATAGCACTGGTCTTACAGCAACTACATTAAATTATACACTTGATAATTTTGCACAAGTGGTCTTTAATACCACACACAGTTTTAATATTGGCGATTATATCGTACTGCAAAACTTCAACACCGCGTATGATGGGCTGTACCAAGTAGCTGGTATTCCAACTTCAACTAGCGTGACTGTTACCCTACAAAATCCATCTACTCTGATTGGAGTTGGTGGGGCTATTACAGGGGTTGGTACCGTATTTGTATTCCAATCAGTGGTGCTTGCAACTTCTAACACCATTGGAAATAATCCTCCATATGGTGGTTGGGTCAGCGGAGACATAGTATGGGTTACCAATGACTTAGAGCCTAGTGCAACTGGATGGGCAACCTATACATATAATGGGTCTTCTTGGTCACGCACTCGACAACAACAACCGAGTGTTGATATCACCAGCATTAATAGAACATTTATCTATAATAAACTGAATAACGTTATTTTAGCTGCACTTGATTTTGTTGATCCAGCCAAAGGCAAGGTATTAAATGCAGTTGGTCAAGACATTGATTATCAATTGACTACAGACCCTGCATACTATAGTGCTGGCACTGGAGAAACGCAAACAAACTTCTACTGGGGCCCACAACAGGTTGGCAAAATTTGGTGGAATGTTGATCAAGTGCGTTATATTAACTATGAACAAGATGCATTGATCTATAGATTAAACAACTGGGGTGCAACATTCCCGGGAAGTCAAATTTTAGTATGTGAATGGGTTGAAAGTCCTGTATTGCCTAGTCAGTATGTAGCTACCGTGGGCGACGGAGTTCCTCTGTACCCAGATGACACAGCATACTCTACCTATGGAAGTGTTGGCCCGTCGGGTAATGTCACAGTAACATATTATTTCTGGGTAGTAAATAAAACTTCTATTAATACTTCTGCTGGTAAATCAAATAGTGCTTACAATATTGCTATTGCAATTAAAAATCCGCAGGCCCAAGGAATTCCTTATGCAACCGTATTGCGTGATGATACCATAGCATTATATAACATTAATCAATACCTAGTTGGACAAAATAGTGTTCTGCATATTGATAGTAAAAATATTGCTTCAATGGGATTGATACACAGTGAATATTCACTGGTACAAGAAGGCAATCCTATCAGCCAAATTCCTTCAGTAATTGAACGCAAACTAGTTGACAGCCTAGCAGGGCAAGATAGTGCGGGTAATCCAGTTCCAGATCCTGCATTAACACCAGCACAGGCCTATGGTATACAGATTCGTCCTCGTCAAAGTATGTTTATTGACCAGACTCTAGCAAGAAGCAACTATATTACCTATGTAAATGATGTCTTAATAGCTTATCCAGTAATTGAAAATAAGTTATTGACGACACTAAACAGCCAAGAAAATCCGCCGGGTCCTAACGCAGGCGCATATAGTTTAACTGTAGATACTTACAGCGAATTAAGTTACATCGACACTGGATTAATAACTACAGGGTACGCAGTTCTCGTCAACACTGACACCAATAACCATAATAAGTGGGCCATATACACTTGGAATACTCCTACCACTGGCAAATGGAATTTAAGTCGAGTACAGAGGTATAAAACAAACCATTATTGGAATTATGCTGATTGGTATGAAACTGGATACGATTATACAGTGGCTCCAGATGTTACAGTCAGCAATCTATTAGATTATGGTAAATTAACTTTAGTTGCTGGACAATACATTAAAGTATTAAACAATGGTAACGATCAATTTGTTGTGTACTATGTCAACAGCGACTTAACCACAACATTAGTGGGTATACAGAATGGTACTATACAGTTCTCAACTGGCACAATACCTGCACTTGAAATGCGAGAGTTAGCTCTAGCAATTCAAAATGATATCTTTATCAATGACCTAGCCAGCAACTATAATCAATTGTTCTTTACAATGGTCAAGTATGCACTGACTGAACAAAAGAATTTAGATTGGGTATTTAAAACAAGTTTCCTAAGTGCAAAACAGTATATTCGCGCACTGGCACAATTCCCAAGTTATATTGCTGATAATCAACAGTACTACTTAGATTACATTAATGAAATTAAACCATATCGTACAACTGTTCGACAGTTCGTTGTAGATTATCAAGGCAACGATCAATATTCGGGCGATATGAGTGACTTTGATTTGCCACCATATTGGGATGCCAATTTATCTGTGTATCGTAGTCCAAGTGGCGAACAGTCATATGACACAGCATTATTAAGCACTACCGATAGTGTATACAGTTCTTGGTATAACAATTATAAATCTCAAGTAGTGGCGATTGTTGTTGAAACCCCCGGTACTGGATATATATCTCCGCCTCAGATTAGTATTGTCGGTGGCGACGGAACTGTAGCTAATGCAGCAGTGGCTTACGCAACACTCAATGGCTCTGGCGGTATTGGCGAGATCATTGTTACCGCCGCAGGAAACAACTACACAACTACACCAACAGTTGTAATAAATGGCACAGGTACTGGCGCTAGCGCATACGCGGTTTTACGAAACGTGTATGATGGAAATCAACAGGGTCATAACGTGGTTAGAACAATTAATACGACCATTAAGTTTGATCGTGTTAACTATACTGCTCCTAATACTTTTGTATTCTGGAGTAATATTACCAGTGCAAATGTTGGACAAACAATTCCTGCCAATACTATTATTGTTAATAATGGTCTCCTGTATCTTGTAGGTAATACTGTTACTATTGATGCAAACGTTGACTTCCCATTTGCTAATGTGTCGACTATTAGTTCTAGTAGCTTTAACAATGCCAACGATCGTATAATTGCATTCAATGGAAATGTTGATCTTGCTCTGACTCAGTGGGGGATAGAATATCCAGGAGTTAAGGTCGACGGCAACACATTTGTTGGAAATGTATTTGACACCACTATACAAAGTTTCTATGGTAATACCTTAGGTATTAATCCTTATGATATTAACATCGACGGTGGTGCTTATATCAGCAACTTTAGTAGTCATGCACCAGAAGAATTGGTTCCTGGATACATGCGTGATAGTTTGGATCTAACAGTCTATGATACTGCTAATGTAGCATTTAGAGAATTTAATACAATCGCTGGCAATTTGCAGTTCTACAGAATTGCTAATGCCAATGTTACTACTCTAGCATCAAATCTACGCTTAACAGACACAAGTATTTTAGTCGCTAACGCTGCAAACTTGCCCAAACCAAATCCAGCACTAAACACTCCGGGTTCTGTTATTATCAACGGCGAAAGAATTACCTACTGGAGAAACTATGCGTTAGAAACTCCGGTTACTTGGACAGCTAATGCTAGTATTCCTGTTAATACTTTGATAACTCACACTAGCAACCTTTATCTAGTTACAGGAAACGTCTATAGCACTTCATTTGCAAATATTTCTGCCAATATCACACAGGTTGTTGCTAATACCCTGGCACAGATACGTCGTGGTGTGGATGGAACATATACTCCAGCAATCCAATTGGCCAATAGCCGCGTGGTAGATGCAAGTATACAACAAATGGTTCCGGGCAGCTACACAACTCCTGCAAATATTGGCTTATACAATAAAACCTATACTGTAACAGGAAATGTAAGTTACAAACTAAGAGTAAGTGCCAATATAACAGCTAACGTTGGTGATTACATTAACCAAGTCTTTGCTAACACCGCGGTAGCAGCAAATCTACGTGTTTTGGGAAATACTACAGGAAATACTGTACCAGTTATTTTTATTGCTGGCCATATCAGCACACTAGCTAATACCATTACTGTTAACGGTGTAACTGCTACAGGTGCAAACGTAGTAAGTGCATCTATTTTAGGTACAGTAAATTCAGCTGGTAATGTGACTATTGCGGCTAACACAGTCTTAGCAACCAGCAATATTTGGACTAGTGCTAATTCTAGTTTAGATTCAAGTACTACCGCACAAGCTACTTTCTTAAAAGCTAGCCTAAGCTACTATGCTATACCAGGAACGACCCCATGATAAATACAGATAACAAACAAAATTTAGAGGAAAAAGCAGTGGAAAAAACAACAAAACGTCCAGATGAAAATACTGGAATTTATGTACGTGGACACATCAAAATTTTTGATCCTGAGACTAAGGAAGTCTTTATTGACAAGCCTAATGCAATCCACTATGAAAACATGAGTCAGGCGTTGGCTTGGTCAATTGCCAACAAGGGCGAAAATTTTATTTACGAAATGGATTTTGGTAACGGTGGTACTTCAGTAGACCCCACGGGTATTATCACATATCTGCCTACAAATACAGTAGGTCAAAATGCTAATCTCTATAATCCAACATACAGTAAAATTGTTGATAATACTAGTGCTGCAAATCCAAATCCTGCTAATAACAACATGACTGTGACACATATTCCTGGTACAGTTTATACAGACATTTTAGTCAGTTGTTTGTTAGACTACGGTGAGCCCAACGGACAGTTAAATTTTGACAACAGCCAAAACTTAAACGGCGAGTTTGTATTTGATGAGTTGGGTCTACGTGGCCGCTCAACAGATGGCACCTCAGGATTAACTTCAACAGGTTTACTACTAACACACGTGGTGTTTATGCCTGTACAAAAATCACTGAATCGATTAATTCAAATTGACTATACTGTTCGAATTCAAACACTAACAAATTTAAGCAGTCAGGTATAATATCATGAGTTACATTATTAACTTAACAAACGGAAACGTTTTAACACAAGTACAAGATGGTACCACTAATACCAATACTGGTATAACCTTAATTGGTCGTAATTACACTAACTACGGTCAAACACAAAACGATAACTTTGTTAGGTTATTAGAAAACTTTGCTGACGCAAATCCGCCAACAATCAGTTCGCTAGCATATACTCCGCTGGTTGGAACTCTATGGTACGATAGTGTTAATCAAATAATCAAAGTTTATGATGGATCAAATTGGTATCCAGTGAGTCAGCGCATTAACGCTAGCTCTGCTCCGGTAGCTGACAATGTTGGCGACCAATGGTATGATACGGTTAATCAACAGACTAAACAATGGAATGGTACAAACTGGCAACTAATTGGACCAGCATATTCAGTAAGTCAAGGACTTAGCGGAATTCAAATTGAGTCCCTAACTGATAGCTTCCCCACAACACACGCAGTATCGAGTGAGTACGCACAGGGTCAGCTGGTATCTATCACGAGTAGTGGCGCATTCACGTTACCCAATCAATACCACGGCTTTACTACAATCACCGCCGGATTAAACGTTGCTAACAATGTTGTAATAAATCAATCATTGACAACCAATGGTACTTCAACATTCAATAGTCCTGCTACAGTAAATGCACAGTTAAATTCGCAGTCTATTGTTCCAAATACTACCGGCGTATATAATTTAGGTTCTGGAACAAAAACATATAATGATATAAATTTAAGTGGAAATATTGCATTTGCTTATGCAAACATTCACTTTACCAGCAACAATAATTTAATTTTACATAATCGTGCATATTTGGGCAACGTTGATATCTATGTAAATTCAACAGTTGGTAATGTTAAGGCATTAGAAGTCAGTGGATCATCGGGGTTAATTACCGTATTAAATGATCCAACAACTCCATATCAAATAGCTACAAAAAATTATGTTGATAACAATATTGCCAATGTTAATACAATAATTACTTCTGTTAATTCATCATTGACATCTGGAATTAATCAATTACGTACTGATACTGGTAATTACATGACGGCTAACGTAGCCAATATCAATGCCAATGCTGTTATTTTCCAAACAAGTACCAATGCCAATATCACAGCTGCTAACTTGGCTATTTCTGCATTAGTATCAAACACAGGAGTTTTGGCAAACAGTATACAGATCAACAATGCGAACGAACTTGCATTGGCCAATGCTATTGTAACAGCCAATACCGGTGTAGTTAGTTATGTTAATACCTTAAATGCTAGACAAACTTCTAATTTAAATACGGTAAACACTAACTTGACCAATAGTATTGCTCTTTTGGCAACTAGTACTGCGGCTAATCTAGCAACTGCTGTAGCACCATTGGCTACTATTGCAAGTCCAACATTTACCGGTACACCAAAAGCGCCCACCCCAACAGCGGGAGATAACAGCACACGGATAGCGACCACAGCATTTGTGGAAACAGCGATAGCTAACCAAGTTACTTATACTGTATCAAGTAATCCACCATCCGGTACCCCAACATATAGTTTCTGGTTCCAGGTATAATAATGTCACGTCAACCCTATGTGAATAATAACAACACATGGAGTCCGGTAAAAGGACTGTGGGTTGATAACGGCGGTACATGGACACAAGCCAAAGGCATGTGGGAAAATCAAAATGGCGTTTGGGTACGTGTTTGGCCACCTGATCCTGTTACTGCACAGATTCTAGTAGTGGGTGGAGGCGGTGGCGGAGGCGGCCCATCCGGATACGAAGGTGGCGGCGGAGGAGGAGCTGGCGGAGTAGTCTATAGCTCGAGCACAGTCATCTCAGCAATTAATACTACATATACTGTGGTAGTTGGCGCAGGTGGTGCACAAGATAACAATGGTGGCAATTCTAGTTTTGGATCTGCTAGCTTAGTAGTTGACACCGTAGATCAAACAATATATGAAGCACCTTATCCGGTATATACTGGATTTTTAAATCAGTACGGAGTATGGAATTCTAATCCACCATCAGGTGCTCCTGCTGGAACAATTACATTAAATTATACAACTTATTTGGCAAATGGTGGGACATACACACTAATAACCAGTGCAGATAATCACACTAACAGTATTAGCTTCAACGGCGGATCATCTGTCCTGAGTGAAGATCAATGGTGGAATACAGCATCCACTACAGTATCACTTCCACCAGGAACAAACACTATAACCATCACAGCAACAAATGATGAGGGTCCTGCAAGCGTAGCAGCAGCTCTAATTGATTCTAGTGGCAATGTTGTTTGGAACACCCGCAGTCCCTTAAACGGTCAAACACACATAGCAGGACTATTAGCTTTGGGTGGTGGCCATGGCGGATACGGCCCTACACAAAATGGCCCGGGAGCAAATGGCGGATCTGGCGGAGGAGGCTCAGGATACGTTCAATCAGCCTCAGGTGGGCAAGGATATCCTGGTCAAGGAAACCCGGGCGGTGTGGGTGTCTGGCAAGGTTACGGACAAGCTGGCGGCGGCGGCGGGGGAGGATATCTTACCGCAGGCAACGGTTCTAACGGTAACCAAGGCGGTGATGGTGGTGATGGTGCAATATTTACAGTTGTTGGTCAATCTTACTCAGTAGGCGGTGGGGGCGGTGGCGGCTACGGAAATCAAAGTTCTGGCGGTACAGGTCCTGGCGGTCAAGGTGGATTTGGCGGTGGCGGCTCAGGTAATGGCGGTAATGGAGTAAATGGCACTGGGGGTGGTGGCGGTGGCGACGAACACTCGGGCATCGTACCTGGCGGACAGGGCGGATCGGGTGGAGTTTATGTTGGTTATGTAAGCCCAACTGGACAACCATTATTTCAAGGCGGGGACAGCATAAACATTGTAACAAATGCAGATTTCTCTGCGAATATCGTACACATTTTCCAAACTCCGGGTACATATTCATTGGTTGGACTCAATACATAACTGAATTAGCGATAAATAAGTAAAAGCGATAGATAAAATGTCATATACAATAACAACAAGCGACGGATCCGTACAAATTACCATACCAGATGGTGGTTTTAATTCTACCACTAGTCTTATTTTACCAGGACCTAATGCCACTGGTTACGGACAATATCTAGATCAAAATTTGCTACAATTATTAGAAAGTTTTGCTAGTAATTCTGCACCGTCAGGAACAAATCTTCAAGGTCAGCTTTGGTTTAACAAGGGTGATCAAACTCTAAACGTATTCACAACAGAAGGATATTTGCCAGTTAATGGACTTATCGTTTCTGCTTCCCAGCCAGTTAATGCAGTTTCTGGAAATACTTGGTTCAGCACAACAACTAATCAATACTATTTTTATGATGGTACTACATGGTTATTAATTGGCCCAATCTATACCAAAGCACAGGGAGTTAGCGGTGCAATTCCTGTTACAGTCAACGATGCAGTAGCAGTTGGGCAAACACACAATATTTTAAAACTACAGTTCGGCAACGTTACTCTAGCCACACTCAGCAGTGATGGCGCTTTTACTCCATCCCCGGCTATTACTGGTTTCCCAACGGTCTATTCTGGACTGACTATTAATAATAGTTTGTTTAATGGCCCTGGACAATTTTACACAAATTCTAATACCGCTGCTTATTTGCCAACTGACCCAACAATCATAGGTATTAATGCAAACGTGTCAGCACTGGCAGTGGCAACACAGGCTAACTTGTCATTGGTCAATACTTCAATCATAGCTGCCAACGCTAATATAAAAATTTATACTGATGCTCAGATTAGCACAGTTAACACTAATTTAGTTAATAACGTTGCTGCAATAAACTCTAACGTTTCAACACTAGCGTCAACAACTCAAACCAGTTTAACTAACATTAATTCAAATGTACAATTATTGACCACAGCATTGGCATCAAATGTATCGGCTATTAATTCCAATGTTGCTAACGTTTCTGTGGCGTGGCAAGCTAACGCAGCCAGTCAACAGACACAAATTGCTAATTTGACTGCCAACGTTTATAACAACAGCAACGTAGCCGCATACTTACCAACAAACTCAGGTGTAATAGGTGCCGCTACCCTACCATACAATACCAGCAACACAGCAGTAGCAACTACAGCATTTGTACAAAGTGTACTACCACGTGGTATGATTATTATGTGGGGAGGTATAACATCATCAATTCCTTCCGGTTGGCAACTATGTGACGGATCTAACGGAACTCCAGATTTACGTGGTCAATTCATCATTGGTGCAGGTGGATCATACACAGTTGGCAATACTGGCGGAGCTACTAGTGCTGGGATTACTATAACTAATCTTAATTTACCCGCACACTCACATACCTATAGCGGTACAGTTACAACTACCGGTACTACAAATACAGGCACCGCAGCAATAAATGATCCTGGACATCGACATCCAATATATACTCCTGGCGGTCAAGGATCAGTAAACTCAGGTAACGATTTAGTTGGAGATAGCGGATATCAAACAACACAACGCTATACTGGAACTGTAACAACAGGTATTACAGACTCGGGCCATGCACATACATTCAGTGGTAGTGGATCATATTCTGGTACAACTGCTAATACAGGTGTTGGTAATCCTATTACAGTTAGTACTTTACCACCATTCTATGCCCTATGTTACATACAAAAAATGTACTAAATATAACAGTATTCAAAGGATAAAGCGTGTCTTATACAATTAACTTAACTAACGGATCATTATTATCAACTGTTTCTGATGGAACAATTGATATTACCAGTTCCAGTTTAACCTTAATTGGTAGAGACTATTCCGGCTACGGAGCTTTTTTAAACGAAAACTTTGTTAAAATGTTAGAGAATTTCTCTAATACATCAAGTCCACCCAGTCCCTTAAAAGGACAACTATGGTGGGATTCTACCAACAACGTCCTGCGTGTTTGGTCTGGTACAAGTTGGAAAATTTCAACCGGTGCAACATCGTCGGGTACAGCACCAACTGACCTAAGTGCCCTCGGTGGCGACTTATGGTTTGATACTATTAATCAACAGCTAAAAGTATATACTGGTACAGGATTCCTTGTAGTTGGTCCTCCGAGTACACCTGCTACGGGCAACACAGGAACATTCCCAGTTCTAATGACTGATACCAGTTCTGGTACACACGTAGTAATACAGTTTATCATTGCTGGTACCATTTACGCAGTATTTTCTAAAGATACATTTTCTACTACACTACCTGGGTTCACTAATATTGTACCAGGTCTTAATTTTAATTTATCTGTTGCCCAAACACTGGGATTGAATACTCAAAGTGCTAGCGCCTTACCTAGCACACTGGTATTGAGAGACAGCGCATCTGGAATTACTGGCGCGGCAATTAACGGTACAGTTGTTACAGCATCAACAGTTAATGCTGGATCACTCAACGGTACATTCAATGGAACTTTAAACGGAAACGTTTCAGCAACCACAGTCAGCGCAACAACAATGACGTCCCAGGTATTTACAGCACTATCTGGATTTACTGGAACACTACTAACACCTAGTCAGACTAACATAACTGGACTAGGTAATATTACTAATTTAAATACTAACGGTACCACAACACTATCAGGTACTACTAACATAAATGGATCAGGCTACTACAACGGATCGCCTATTGCAACAATTGGTGGATCTGCATCGTTCTCGTCTATTAATAATACACCAATTGGCAATATTACACCAAGTACTGGTGCATTTACTACACTGGCAGGTACACTAACTACCGCGGTACAACCAAATTTAACAACAGCACTGACTTTAGCTAATATCGGTACTGTTACAGCAGGAACATGGCATGCCAACGTTATTTCACCAACTTATGGTGGTACTGGCGTCAACAATGGTTCTAACACACTGACCCTATCTGGTAGCTACACATTAAATCAAAGTGTTGCTAGCGGAGCAGCACCAACCCTAACCGGTACAAATTTTAGCAGTATTCCAAACGGTGCATTAACTAACAACTCTATTACAGTTACAGCAGGTACAGGTTTAACTGGTGGCGGAACAGTCGCTCTAGGCGGTAGTGTAACTGTTAGTTTAGCCGGTTCCGGCGCAGTTACTAGTTTATCAGCTGGTACAGGAGTTTCCCTATCGGGATCAACTGGTGCTGTTACAGTTAGCATTGGACAAGCAGTTGGCACAGGTAATAGTCCAACTTTTGCTGGCCTAACAGTAAACGGATCAATAAACGCTACGGGCGATATTACATCCAATTATTCGGACGATCGATTAAAAACACGAGTCAGTAAGATTGACAATGCCCTGGATAAGGTGTTATCATTGACAGGATTCATATACGAACCAAACGAGATAGCACAAGGTTTGGGTTATGAAGTACGTAGAGATGTTGGTATTAGTGCTCAAGATGCTAAACGTATTTTACCAGAACTTACTGCGCCGGCCCCGATTGATCCACAATACTTAACTGTTAAGTATGATCGACTATCTGCACTATTGGTCGAAGCTATTAAAGAATTAAAAGGTCAAATTGACGACATAAAATCAATTTTAGCAACAAAATAAGTAAATAAATATATTCACAGGAATAGAAAAATATGGCGTACTCACAAGGTGGCTTAATTGCTGCATCAGATTATAATGGTTTTGTCAACGGTTCAAACCAGTTAAACACCGTTTGGTCCACTGGCACAGGTAACGCTGGCTACGGACAAACTGCGATATCAGCAGTATCTGGTAGCGGCTTAGTAACAGCCACACAATGGGCTAGTTTAATTAACACATTAAATAGTGTTTTAACACACCAAAGTGGTAGCGGATCCGGCATCAGTGGTAGTATTACTAGTGGACAAACTATCAACTACCTAAGTACACTATCCACAAACGTCAATACTGCTTACACAAACCGTTCAAATTTTGCTTCACAAGGTTCTACAACTACTGGTTCAGTATTCAGTCCAAACTTTACAGCAGTAAACGGTGCTACTGCCCAAACATATACAATTACTCGTACAGCAACATTTAGTTCGGGCGATGCTGCACGCTACTTCTTTAATGCTGGCGGCCAACTTAACTTTATTTTCACAAGTACCACAGTAGGTGACGGCACAGCACGCTCAACTGATCTACAAACATTGATCAGTACCAATTTGGTAAGCTATCCAGCGTTCCGTTCCGCTACAGGCGGCGGACGTAGTGGCACAGGTGGAACAGTCAACACCAACGCAACCAACATCGGGTACTACCAATTAACTACAACCAATCAAACATTGACGCAAATCACATCAACTACTTCTGGCTACACCGGAGATTATGTAATTTTGGCGGTGAAATCAAATGGTGTACAGGGCGCACATGCTGACGTTGGTAGCGTTATTACATTCACCGTGACTATCTATAGTGCAGCACGTACTGACCCAACATTGGGTGCTCAGTTTAACGACTCAATTAACATTACCCCAAACCATCGTATTGACGTGGTATATCCAGAAACAACTAACCTAACTAACACTTGGGGTACAGTAACAATCGCTTAATCCATATTAAGTTGACATCCGGGGTGTAGTATAGTATAATAACTATCTACACCTTTTATTCTATATGAGCGAACTCGAAAAAATTACTGACGAAATCCGTCGGGCAACTGATTATCAGATCAACAAAAAGATTCTTCGCGAGAAGATCCAAACCGATTTGCACGTTGCATATAACGGTGGCCTGTTCAAAGTAACTCCTGAACTGTTGGCATTTGTAGCTACATATAGATATACTACAATGTATATTGAAGACACATATCATAATCCCATTGAAGTTGAACGTGACGAGTTTCGTACACTATGTGAAGAACACTATCAACTAGTAATGAATCGATGGCATCAAGAACATAATGAACTCAAACGAATCCGTAAAGTCTAGAGGTGTAGTAGTATTTGCTTTTAATACTACCATAGACTATGTTGCTATTGCAGATCAAACAAGTCGACTGATTGGCCACACATTAAATTTACCCATTACACTGATCACTGACTTAGATAGCACACCCAAGTTTGCATACGATCATATTGTTCGAATAGAAAAACAGGGCGACACATTTAAAACAGAAGATATGTCGTTCCGCTGGAGAAATCTTGGTAGACATTTAGCCTATGATCTCAGTCCCTACGATGAAACAGTTTTACTGGATACTGATTATCTTGTATTGGATGATAGCCTATTAAAATTGTTTGCTACAGATTTTGATTATCGGTTAATGCACCACAATGCAACACCCGAAGGACCAAGTTATGAACTAATGGGTGAAACAAGCCTTCCGTTTATTTGGGCCACAGTAGTCCTTTTTAGAAAAACAGAACGTGCTAGGTTATTTTTTGATCTTGTAGGGCGAGTTCAACGGAACTACGCCTACTATCGTGCTTTGTACAATATTCGTGAAGGAAATTTCCGTAATGACTATGCATTTGCTATAGCTAACAATATCATTAGTGGTTATTCCTTAAATGAAGACCAAGGCATTCCTTGGCGCATGTTTACACTAGAAAAGAAAATTGAACGTATAATATTAAAGGATAATTTTATACACGTACATCACAACGAAACAGCTACAGTGGTGCCATACCAAAATATACATGTGATGGATAAGTGGTATTTACAAAGTAGTGAATTTGAACAATTAGTGGAGGCTATAGTTGAGCCAACATAAAGAACAACAAGGATTTGTTACCTTTGCACAAAACACAGACGCAGTGGATTATTTGGAGCTTGCTTACCTGCAGGCACTTAACATTAAGGCAACGCAGAAGAATAACCGGTATGCGGTAATTGTTGATGCAACCACTAAGGAGAAAGTAAATGACTCTCATCGTAATACTTTTGATTATATTATTGATCTGCCCACCGATTATAATGACACTTCCTCTGATAGAAAGTTTGCTAACGAATGGCAAGTCTTTCGTCTTACGCCTTTTAAAGAGACTATTAAATTAGAATCAGATTTATTGTTTACAAGAAGTATTGAACATTGGTGGACTGCATTTAGATTACGGAATGTTTGTTTAAGCACAGGTGCTAAAACATTTGGCGGAATCAATGGAACTATACGCAAGTATCGGGAATTGTTTGATGCTAATCAGTTACCGGATGTCTACAACGGCCTAATGTATTTCCGCTATAGTCAAGACGCACACAATTTTTTTGAAGCCGCACGTTATATACAGCAGTATTGGGAATATGTAAAAACTGGTCTTAAAAAATGCGTTGAAGACAAACCCAGTACAGATGTGCTATACGCATTAGCTGCACTAATGGTTGGTGAAGAAACCTGCACAATGCCTAGTATGGACTTTATAAACTTTGTACATATGAAGTCTGGATTCAATGGATGGTCGGACACACAAAGTTGGTTAGAAACTGTTATGACAGAACGAGACGGTGATGTTATTCGAATCAATAACTTAAACCAATATGGCCCTGTACATTACTACGATAAGAATTACTGCACTAAAGAACTAATTGAATATTATGAGTCCAGAAGAACTTAAAGCATATTGGGCAGAGGTAAAACCCGAAATATCAACACAACTTGAATATAGATTGCATTATAATGATGATGGTGATATTACAATGTGTAGTATGCAACAACACCCAGAATCAACTCAGTATATTGTAGTAACAAAAGAAGAATATGATAACTATTTTCGGTATTGTGTGGTCAAAGGACAACTAGTTAAAATTGAACATAATTCAAAATATCGTGTCAGACTTAAAAAATCTACAAAGGGATTTCCTACAGTAGCAGGACACGCAGGACTTGTAATAGAAGCAGATGAAGTATATAATAACGTAGAATACTATGAGCCAAATAATTGACGTAGCAGATTTAGACTGCATTTACCTAACCTATGATGAACCAAATAAAGAACAAAATTGGATCCATATACAAAATATGGTTCCCTGGGCCCGTCGTGTGGATGGTGTTAAAGGGTCAGACGCCGCCCACAAAGCCGCCGCTGATGAAAGTAGCACTGACCGTTTTATTCTTATTGACGGTGACAATATCCCAGATCCTAATTTCTTTAATCTCCAGCTGGCACTAGACGATACAAATAAAGATTGTGTATTCCGTTGGCGGGCTCGTAACGCTATTAATGGCCTAATGTATGGCAATGGCGGATTAAGTTGCTGGACTCGAGACTTCGTCTACAGTATGCGTACACACGAAGCTAGTGACGGCACCACAGAAAACGATGTAGAGTTTTGTTTTTACCCTAACTACTGGGCTATGAGTGACTGCTATTCAACTACCTATCCTAATGCTACTCCTTTCCAGGCTTGGCGTGCTGGCTTCCGTGAAGGTGTTAAGATGTGTTTAGATCGCGGAGCAAAGCCCACGCTACAAGAGTTTGAATCACGTGTGCATGGCCGCAACTACGATCACTTGTGTATTTGGCAATCAGTTGGTGCCGATGCTGACAACGGTTTTTATAGTATCTTGGGTGCTAGAACAGGTACTTATATGACCATGCTGACCGAGTGGGACTATCGAGTAGTACAGGACTTTTCTGTACTAGAACAAATTTGGCAAAACAACGGAGCAGAGGATCAAGACACTGATCGGTGCAGTGAGTTAGGGGATATACTGCGTCATCAGTTAGGACTACCTATTGTTGATATGGATCCGGATGCAAGTAAGTTTTTTAAACATCATTACAAAAGTCAGTTTCGTAATCAAGGACCAATGATCCGTGAGTAAATCAGATTTTATGGCATCAGCTGAGTGGATGAAGGAGAATCTAGGTCCTGCACTCTGTTTGGCTAAATGGAAACAAGTGAGCCTACACTTGCCCACAGGACTTAATAACTCCTGTTACCATCCACCCCTACATCCAATTGATGCTGACGCATTAAAAGATAATCCTGGCGCATTACATAATACTGAGCATAAGAAACAGCAACGTGTTATCATGCTTAAGAATGAAAAACCTAGTGAATGTAGTTACTGCTGGAATATAGAAGCACACGATCAATTAAGTGATCGACACTATCGATCAGGAGAACCGTGGGCTGCTGAAGACTATGAAGTAATTAAAAATTCCACAGGAGAAGAAGATGACGTTATTCCAAGTTATGTTGAAGTTAATTTTAATCACGCCTGCAATCTCGCTTGTAGCTATTGCAGTCCACAATTTAGTAGTTCCTGGGCACAAGAGGTTGAACGTTGGGGAGCCTATCCGACATCAAGTCCTCATAATGATCCCAGCCATTTTGTGGGTCGTAATCGTCCTATCCCTGCAAGAGAGGACAACCCCTATGTCGATGCCTTCTGGCAGTGGTGGCCAGAATTGTACCCAAAGCTCAAACACTTCCGGATGACTGGTGGTGAACCACTAATGGATCGAAATACCTATCGGGTATTTGATTATGTCCTGGCTCTACCCAACCCCGAACTACACCTAAATGTAACCAGTAACTTTTCAGTAGATGACTCCCTGTTTGAAAAATATTTGGGCTATGTTAAACAATTATGTAACACAAACATAGAACACTTTATGCAGTATGTTAGTTTAGACTCCGGCAAATATCAACACGCTGAGTACATTAGACACGGACTAAACTTTCACCGTATGCAAAATAATGTACATAGATTCTTACACGAGATTCCATATCGCAATAGTCTTACATTTATTATTACAATGAATAATCTAAGCGTGTTGGGCATACAGCAACAGTTAGAATGGATTCTTAACCTCCGCAAGTCTTATAGCACAACTTATCAACGTGTTTGGTTTGATACACCACTATTACGCCAACCTTCTTGGCAAAGTTTACAAATACTCCCAGAAGTCTATGTAGGAGTACTAGAACGTGTAGCAGACTGGATGGAACTACATTTAGAAACACCAGACAAGCCATTTCAAGGCTTTAAAGATTACGAAGTACAACGTATGCGTCGTGACATAGATTGGATGAAAGAAGGTAGCAAACTTGATCCAGAATATGTTAAACTACAAAGAGCAGATTTTTATCGTTTCTTTAACGAACACGATAAACGACGGAATACTGATTTTTTAACAACCTTCCCCGAAATGAAGGAATTTTGGAGCCAATGCCGATACTATGCCCAAAATTAATTTAAAAGAAAAAATAGTATTTGGGAAAAAATAGTTAAAAATATAAACACATTAGCTGATCGATATGGCGGGTATTCCTGTATACAAATAAACACCGTACTACAACGTGACAATATCAATCATTTATTAGAACTAGGGCAATGGATAGAAAGCACAGGAATCACACGCTGGACATTGTCCGAACTTGGCCCAACCCTTGGATTTAATCCAATTGGCCAATATCATTATCAAAATTGTGAAAAAAGTAATAGTTCCGGAAGAACTATTTAAATTATCGATAGTATCAACAAATATAAAAAGTGTAAACTTACTTAAAAAAATATGCCAAGACTCAACAACGAAACAGATTTAGAATATAAACGTAGAGTAATCGATATTAAATCAGACTCATTTTGTGGTGCCAAATGGTACAATGCTACCATATGGTTGGGATCAGGACAGACTACAAGTTGCCATCACCCACTGCCACATAAAGTTGCAGTAGAAGATATACTAAATAATCCTAAAGCACTACATAATACACTAACAAAGAAAAAAGAACGTGCTCAAATGCAACAGGGCGAACGCCCAGGCGGTTGTGAGTATTGTTGGAAAATAGAGGACATTGGCCGTGACAACATCAGTGATAGAGTATATAAAACAGTTATCTATTCAGACGAAGACCTGGATCAAGCATATAACCTTCCAGCAGATGCAGACGTGGATTTACAAACTTTGGAAATTGCATTCGATCGTACCTGTAATTTTGCTTGCTCTTACTGTAACCCTGCTTTCAGTTCAACTTGGGTTAATGATTTGGATCGCAACGGCCCTTACACAGGGTTGGTTAGTGATGGCCGAAATCATTTTACTCACGGTCATGATAGCAGTCAACTTTATCGCTTTAATGAAAGCAATCCTTACGTGGATGCCTTCTTTAAATGGTGGGAATCAGACCTCCATAGAACACTAAAAGAACTGCGACTAACGGGTGGCGAGCCGCTTATGTCAGGCGACACGTGGAAGTTATTAAACTGGTTTAAAAACAATGACACTGATATGAAGTTTGCTATGAACAGCAATCTTGGTGCCAAGGATGAGCTAATTGATCGATTAATTGATGCAACGCATTCGATCAAACACTTTCATTTGTATACTAGTAATGAATCAATCAGTCAACAAAGCGAATATATTCGTGATGGACTAGTTTGGGATAACTGGGCCAACAATGTAGAAAAAATATTGACTAACGGTAGACTTGAAGGATTTCACATGATGTGTACCGTTAACGCATTATGCTTAGACAGTTTGGTTAGTTTTTTAGAATGTGTAATGAATTGGAAACGTGAGTATGGAAAAGACTTTCCTACGTTTACACTAAATATTTTACGCTTCCCAAGTTTTCAATCACCCCTAGTATTACCGGATTCAATTAGGACTTACTATAGAGAACAATTACAGGAATGGTTTGATCAAAATGCCTACGATGATTGTATGCATCAAATGGAACGTAATCAGTTACGTAGATTAATTGATTACCTTGATGTAGTTAAAACACCCCACGTAGGTGCAGCAGAGCAATCAGTCCTACAACAAGATTTTAAAAAGTTTTACACTCAGTATGACCAACGTCGCGGTAAAAACTTTGCCCAAACGTTCCCAAATTTAGAAGAATGGTACAATAGTATATGACAGAACGTCAAAAAGAGTTTTATAAAAAGGGCTATGACTATATGTCAAAGAAGCCTATCTATATCAGTGAAGATAAACTAACAGAAGAACAGACACGCAGATTAACTAGCGATAAACACTTTTGTATACTACCTTGGGTGCATACACATGCTTTCCCGGATGGTCGTACTTATCCCTGTTGTCTAGCAGATTACTGGCATCCCGTCGGAGACCTGCGCAAAAATACCATGGAAGAAATTTGGAACCAAGATGGTTACAAGACTATGCGACGTAACATGCTAGAGGATAAACCTTGCAAGGAATGTACCAAATGCTATGAACAAGAAGCCAGCGGCTTTTTCAGTATGCGTAACGAAGCAAATAGAAACTTAGGACACTACATAAATGACGTTGATCAAACCCTCGACGATGGCACGCATCCTGAATTCAAAATTAGGTATTGGGATATCCGTTTTAGCAATCTCTGCAATTTCAGCTGTCGTACCTGCGGTCCTATTTTCAGTAGCAACTGGTACAACGATCATGTCAAGCTATATAATCGCAAGCCAGATGTTCTTGGTCGCGACATGCTACGAGTGGAATACGCAGCAGGAGACGAAGAATCGATAATGAAACAGATGGAGCCTCATATTCCATATATGGAGCAGGTATATTTTGCTGGTGGTGAGCCACTTATTATGAAGGAACATTATTTCTTATTAGATAAATTGTTGGAACGCGATAAAACTAATACTCGACTAATCTACAATACAAACTTTAGTGAATTACATTTTAAAGACAAACATGTATTTGACTATTGGAAAAAATTTGAAACAGTAAATGTAGGAGCAAGTCTAGATGCATCATATGCACGAGGAGAACTAATACGTAAAGGTACTGATTGGAATCAAACAGTTGAAAATCGTCGGCGTATGAAAGAAGAAGTTCCGCATGTGGATTTTTATATTAGCTCTACTATTAGTGTTATGAATGTGTTGCATGTACTAGATTTTCATAAAGAGTGGGTTGAATTAGGGTTAATAGATCCAAAAGATTTTAATGTTAATATTTTACAAGGACCTAAATGGTATCGAATTGACATACTACCTGAATGGTTTAAACAAGAAGTAGTCATACCAGCTTATAGAAAACATATTGAGTGGTTAGATCCCCTAGACAAACTACGTCGTGCTACTGTTGGATTTGAAAGTGTTATTAACTTTATGTCTAATCCAGGAAATAAAAATGACTGGGACAAGTTCATTAAAGAAACTTATGTCTTGGATACCTTACGTAAAGAAAAATTTTGGGACACGTTTCCAGAATTAATACCAGCAAAAAATGCTACAGTATAAAAATCTACGTAGTGTACATTTAGAAATTAGCAGCCGTTGTAATGCTGCTTGTCCAGATTGCCTGCGTAACTTTCGTGGTGTTGATGTGATGGATACATATCCTGTATGTGATATGACTCTAGATCAGTTCCAGCAGATTTTTACTCAAGACTTCCTACAGCAATTACAGCATTTCACAATTAATGGTAACTACGGTGACTTTGTTACAGCACGTGACGGTCTAGAGATTGTTGAGTATATGCTCAAAGTTAATCCCAGGATTCAGGTAGAAATCAGCACAAATGCTAGTGCAAGACCAAAGTTATGGGAACCCCTTGGTCGATTGGGTGTAACTGTTTACTTCCGTTTAGATGGACTAGCAGATACGCATCACTTATACAGACAAAATACAGACTTTAATTTTATTTTAGATAACGCCAAGAAATTTATTGCCGCTGGTGGCCGTGCAGTATGGGCAATGATTAAGTTTGATCATAACGAACATCAAATTGATGAATGTAAGCAAATGTCCCAGGATTTGGGATTTGATCGTTTTGATCTAGTAGATGCTGGTCGCAATACAATGCCAGTGTTTAACAGCGAACGTCAACTGACTCACACAATTGGCAATTGGCAGGGTAGTACAGACTTTGACAAATTGTTTACATCTTATTCTTACTATAAAATAGAACCTGATATTGCTATACGCAATGAGACTGAAAATCGTACAGTAGACTGCTATGCTAAACGTCAGCAAGAAATTTATGTAGCCAGCAATGGGGAAGTGTACCCTTGCTGTTGGTTAGGTTACTATCCTTTGCATAGTAACGCAAGACCCAGTAACATACAATTAAAACCCCTAATCAAAAACAACAATGCACTAGAATACGGATTAGAAACTGCCATTGGATGGTTCAATGCTATAGAAGAAACTTGGGATCGTACAGTACCCGAGGGAAAAATTTATGAGTGTAATAAAACCTGTGGAAAATAACTTACCTAAAACAATTTGTATGCTACCGTGGGTTAGTATTGAAACTAGCCCACTAGGTACTACACGTCCTTGCTGTTTGGCTAACGATGAGATTGTAGATGATACAGGTCGCAAGTATGATTTAAACGAAACTAATCTTGAAGTTATATATCATAGTGAGTATATGCAGGATCTGCGTCGTCAGTTTCGTCGGGGAGAAAAACCAGAAACTTGTAATCGTTGCTGGACTGAAGAAGCCGCAGGACGTGATAGCAAACGCATACATACACAAATTCGTTTAAAAGAATTATATCAACAGGTGGACTGGGCCAATGACAATCCTGATCAACTATGGTTTGTTGACTTAAAACTGGGTAATATTTGTAATCTTAAATGTCGTATCTGTGGATCATGGTCCAGCAGTAAGTGGGCCGAAGAAGAAATGAACTATGTTAAGGCTCATACTAATCCCAAAGAACACATTGCCTACACTTGGTTAAAGCAAGGTGCTTGGCCACGTAAGACAACAACCTTTTGGGATAACCTACGTGAGTTATTACCTAATATCCGTTACTTTGAATTTACCGGTGGCGAACCTTGGATGATACAAGAACATTTTGATCTATTACAATACGCTGTGGATCAAGGTTACAGTAAAAACATTGACATACACTACAATACCAATGCTACACAAGATCCTTTACCACACGCAGAATTATGGCATCAATTTGGACGTGTGGATATTGCATTTAGCATTGACAACGTAGGCGATCGTTTCGAGTACGAACGCTATGGCGCTGACTGGCAACGTGCAAATGAAATAGTTGATGAAGTTCATACCCTACGTGACGGATATGGGTCCAACATTACTACACAGTTATGCTTTACTATCAACATACAGAATGTGTACTACCTAGATGAATTGTTGGCCTGGGCAGATACCAAACCCTGGACCAGCATATACTTTAATATGTTACACGACCCTAGTTATATGAATATACAACATATGACTCCTCAAGCACAGGAACTTGTGTTAAACAAATTAAAGAAAATTTTTTGGGCTAACAAGTTCTATCAAAAAGAAATTGATCGAGTTATACAGTTTATTGAAAACGGCTCGGGTAGCGACGGCGAACGATTCTTGTTTGAAATGAAACGCACTGATGCGTATCGTAAACAAAACTTCGCGGACACACATCCAGAAATAGCTAGGACTATGGGATATTAGATGATTAAGAAATTAATTACTCGATCTAGATATGAATCGTTTGCAGGTTCGTCTTGGCCTAGCTACGAAGAATTTCAAACCGGTAATTATAATTCCAATTCAAATATACAAAAAGAAATTGACGAGTTTATCAAGTTGATGCATGATGAATTAAAATTTTTAGATAATACAGAAATAAATTTAAAAACTTCAGAAACAAGTAGTTGGCAAACTAAAGAACGTCCCTTAACATGGAACATAGTAAATCATGATTTATTGTATAAAAGAAAAATAAAAAACTTACCGTCTAGTAAAAGCGGAATACAAACAGTTTGTTCTAAACCGTTTAGCAATATTTCAATTGATTTTGATGGTCGTATTTTTTTATGCGATTGCCCAGGCTGGTTGCCTTTTCCTGTGGGACACGTGACAGAGTTTAACTCAGCAGCTGAAGTATTTGATCATCCCACAGCAATAGAGATACAAAATTCTATCTTAGACAAAATTTATAATTTTTGTGATGTCGACACCTGCAGACTGCCAAAAGACGGTTCAACAACGATCGTCCGTAGTCCCGTTAGGTTATACGTTGGTATAGATAAAAGTTGTAATTTAACTTGCCCTAGTTGCAGAGAACGTCCGTTGTTTTTCAAAGAAGGTGAAGAAGTGGAAAAACGTAAAAAATGGGCTGACCATATATGTAATTGGATTACAGCTGATCAAACAAAGTCTTGGACTATTATAATTGGTGCCGACGGAGATCCTTTTGTTAGTTATGTATACGAATATCTATTAGAAAAGTTGCAATTATTAAACAATATAACTTTTGAATTTATGACAAACGGGTTATTTTTAAAAAGACAGTTAAGTAAGTTAGCTCCAGAGTTTTTATCTAAAATTAAATCAATCAATGTAAGTATTGATGCAGCCACAGAAGAAACATATAAAATAATTCGACGTGGCGGAAATTGGAAACACCTAATAGAAAATTTAGAATATCTACAGGAAATATCAATCAGCAATAATATACAAACTGTTGGAAATTTAATTATACAAGAGGGCAATTTTACAGAAGCCGTTGGGTTTGTTGACTTATGCAAACACTATAACATGAAACCAAATCTTACATTGATTGAAGATTGGGGAACTTGGCACGATTTTGCAAAACATGCGGTGCATCATTCAGACCACCCTCGATATAGCGAATTTGTTAAAGTATTTTCTGATTCAAAATTACAATTTTTTAAACCATGAACAAACCAGAAACACTATGCATGGCTCCGTGGACTCATACTTATTTGAGTCCACAAACAGAAAGACGTATGTGTTGTGCGTCGCGTGAACCAGCGCAAAACTTTGAGCAGTACATAGACACATCCAGCGGAACTGGTCGTTACATTCCTGTAACATTAGATGAACATTGGAATAGTGAACATATGAAAAGTGTGCGACAACGCATGATGGCTGGCGAAACATTGCCCGAGTGCGAAGTATGCAATGATAAGTTGCTCAATACTGACATTTACCGTAGTTATTTTAACCAGCTGTTTGGGCATAAGTATTTACAAGCCATGGAGCAGACTGATGCCTCAGGCTACACGACAATGAAGCCAGTATCGTGGGATTACAGATTTAGCAACCTTTGTAATTTTAAGTGCCGCATGTGCGGTGACATGTTGAGTAGTGCTTGGGAGAGCGAGCAGAAACAACACGGGATGATCGACTTGACGAATCCAAAAAATAACTGGATGCGTCCTGAAGTCAAGGTAGAAATAGAAAAGTTTCAAGACACCCAGGTAGAGCAAGAGTTTGCTACTGCTGTTGAGGAGCACCGAGTGGAAGAGGTGTATTGGGTGGGAGGTGAGCCGTTAATGTACGAACAGCACTGGCGTTACATGAAACGGATTATTGAACTTGGAGATGGAAAAAATGTTTACGCTAGATACAACACTAATCTTAGTCGCATCAATTATCGCGGTATCAATCTGTATAGGGATATTTTATCTGGGCTACGTGACTGGCAAATCTGCGCAAGCATCGATGGCACGGGCCGAATTGGAGAGTATATTAGAACAGGTCTTAATTTTGATGAGTGGCTTAAGAACATCACTGAAGGACTTGCGTACAGCAGTCACCGCCGCCAAATCCGTTTGGACTTCACTCTTACTACACCAGGACTCTTTGAAGTTCAAAAGATACAAGAACTCGCGCAAAAACTTGGAGTAGACGTTTTAGCAAAGGTGGTGTTCTCTTTTTCACCGGACATTGTTATGTCACCGCTAGCACTACCTAGGGAAGTATTACATCCTTGGATAGACGAAATCTTGCACACCATTGATAAAGGTGCCCTACACGACATATTAGTCCAACTGAAAACTAGACCCACTTTTGCTGAACAATGGCCCGACACGTATCAAACAGGACTCCAAAAGGGCAAACGCCGCATATTAGAACTTGAAAAAATTCGAAAAGACCAGTATACTTTTAGAGATATTATGGCTCTAAGACCACAAGTACTGGAATGGTATGACTCAATCAATTAAAGTAGTACTGCGAAATCCTTTAAATTATAATGACCAAATTGATTATACAATTGAATCTTTTGATCACGAGTTATCGCATGATTGGATACAAGCACTCAAGGGACTACTACAGTCAAAAAACCTATTAGAAAAAAATTACTGTTTTATGGGTTTTCCTAAAACAGCTCGCACATTAGAATACCTATGTGGAGAAGTAAATCTAGCAGCGGCAACTATAAACAATTTTTTCAGTGACTATCGAATTGAGGAAGTATATACTCCCGATAATGTAGTTGGATTTGACTACGCTGACCATGGTGTAAATCATGAGATGTTAAATACTCTACATAATCATTTTGAAAGACTGCAAGGAACTGTTTGGAATTTAAGTGATTATTATCGTCGGGCCGATTACGATACAAAGTACGCAATACGTCAATTGAATAATCTATGTCACGAAATAGAAAATTTAATTCTCAGCAAACGTAAAGAACGAGAATTACCTTATTGGGTTCGTCCGAGCCAAATTACTACATTCATTAACAGTCCTCGATTAGATTTAAAAGACTCGCATAGGCAAGGATTTGTTACCAATGGTTATAACCGTGTGCTAGGTGGAGTTTATATGCACTGGACACAGATAGGCAAAACTCTATATGAAGTATTCCGAGATGAACATGCTCCTAAACTAACTGACACAGTATGCGAAGCTATTACAGAATTACGCTACTACTCAGGAGAATTTGATGTAGAGTGGGGCAATGATGTAGTACTCAATGGTGGACATCCGTGGCATGATCGAGAACAAGAAGATTTTTGTTATTGGTTAATGGCCAATGGGCGCGATCCACTAGATCCCAAACTAAGTTTGGGATATTTGCCACTGGGACAGATAAAGTTATTGGAAAGTTTTGGCACCACTGATTACAAGGAAATTTGGAATACCTTGTCCGACCATTTGGACATTTATCAAATTGAAGTAGATGGAGTTGTAAGTACGTTTGACTACTGCTGGACTGACAGCAACTACAAGCAAATGCAAATTGACATGATGAAACCTGGATATGATTACAGTTCTCGCCGGGGGTGATAGTTTCGTTTGGGGCAGTGAGTTAGCTGATAGCCCGCATGGTGGAGCTGATGGCTTTAGTAAGCAGACATTTACTGCCCTACTAGGGGATCGTTATATCTGTGCCGCATACCCAGGGTTGGGCAATAGGGAAATAGCTTATCGTGTAAGAGATGCCCTAATATACACTCGCCCAGATATTGTTGTAGTTTGCTGGACTTGGCCTGGTAGAGATAATATGTTGGATAGTGATCACTACATAAAAGGACTGCAAGCACACCTGGTTTATCATAATATTCCTTATATGTTTACCTGTGCTGACAACTGTGTTGTAACAGGTAAATTGGATTACGATAATTGGTACATGTTCCCACCAGGACAAGAGCTATGGGAAACCACACAGCCAAGAGGTTTTTATCAGTGGGCAGTAGAGAATAAATACCCTGTAGGACCTGAACATCATCCACTAGAATTAGCACATCAAGATGCTGCTAAATTAATGAAAGAAAAATTCAATGCAATGGTTAAAAAATCTATACAATAGAATAGTCTTAGAAATACGTTATCGCAAAAAACTAAAAGAGTTGCGTAAGCGAGATCCATTTATTTACAAATGATATTAGTCAACGGCGATAGTTTTACCTATGGTGAAGAAAGTTCTATTGCTTGGCCCAATTTGATTGCTAATACCGTAAACATAGCGGAATCTGGCTATAGCAATGATGCTATCGTTAGGACGACTGTGAATTCAATTGAATCTTGTTTGTTATCCGTTGAGTATGTTATTGTTGCATGGACTACCCCAAACAGAATAGAAGTTAACGGCCAGCATCTAACTCCGCATAGTCATAGAAAGTACGGATCAATCTGTGATTATGTATTTTTAGACTGGAATGAACAGTGGGCTACTGCAAAATTCCGTACACAGGTTGCACTATTAGATGCTTATATAAAAAGCAAAAGCATACCTTACGTTTTTATTAGAACTTTTGATGTTCCTGAAACTACAGTAGGAAATTGGATGCCGGGTAGTATAGTAGAATGGATGGGCGATTGTCCCAAAGGCCCGGGCGGACATCCGCTAGAACTTGGACAAGTAAGAATAGCAGAACATGTCGAAAAATATATTAGGAATCTCGGCTGGCTTCCATGATGCCGCCGCAACAGTAATTAACCAAGGTGAGATCTTATATGCTGGACACGCAGAGCGTTACAGTAAGATTAAGAATGACCCTAATTTGCATGAAGCAATGTTTTGGGAGTTTAGTCGTGGGCGACACATTGATCATATTGCTTACTACGAAACTCCTTGGAAGAAACAGTTGCGTCAACTGTACTCAGGACAAGGCATTGAGTGGAACAAACTAACTACCCGTCAAGTTTTAAAGCAACAATTACGGGGATTCTTTGATAATGTTCCAGTATCGACACACAGTCATCATCTAAGCCACACAGCAGCAGGATTCCAAACAAGTCCATTTAAGCGTGCCACAGTGGTAGTAATTGATGCTATAGGTGAATGGGACACTATCTCAATTTGGGGAGCAGAGTACATAAACGGCCGGGCTCAATATAAGAGCTTATGGCGTCAACGTTATCCTCACTCAATCGGATTATTTTATACAGCAATGACTCAACGGGTGGGATTGAAACCCATGGAAGATGAGTATATTCTAATGGGAATGGCCGCATATGGTCGTCCTACTGCTACTACGTTTATAAAGAATGCAGTCATTGAAAATGAATGGGATCTAACATTTAAACAAAATCTACATGCGGGACTAGATGATACCTTTTTAGTTGGAGTCCCAAACGAAGAAATTGCCAGTTCTAGCCAGACCTTTTGTGAAAATTTGATATATAATGTTATACGTCGTGCTAAAGAATTTGGCTGGAGCACGAATTTGGTATACCAGGGCGGTGTAGCCCTTAATTGTTTAGCTAATAGAAATCTTGGTGAATATTTTGAAAACGTTTGGATCATGCCTAATCCTGGTGATGCTGGTAGCTCTCTTGGCGCAGCCGCTCTCGCCTACGGAGGCCCGATTGATTTTAAAAATGCGTTCCTCGGTACAGACATTAGCGGCAACTATCCCGTCAATGCCCTCCTTGATAGTTTACTCACAGATAAAATCGTTGGAGTTGCTTCCGGACGTGCAGAATTTGGACCCAGAGCCCTTGGAAACAGAAGTCTCCTCGCCGACCCTCGCGGACCCAACATAAAGGATCGAGTAAATGCAATCAAACGACGTCAAGAATTCAGACCATTTGCGCCAGTCATTTTGGAGGAGCATGTACGTGATTATTTTGACATGCCTCCTGGTTTCGTTGATACTAGGTATATGCAAGTCATCGGTCATTGTAGGCGTCCTGACTTATTTCCTGCTATCGTTCATCATGACGGGACTAGTCGTATACAGACAGTACCAGCTGATGGTTCGGGAATCCGAGAACTATTAGAAAAATGGTATGTAGTAACAGATTGCCCTATGTTACTGAATACTAGTCTTAATATCAAGGGCGAGCCAATGGTCAATGATCGTGCGGATGCAGATCGATTCGAAAAACTCTATAATGTAAAGGTACACTCATGACAGAGGTTGAACTAATTCAAGAAAAACAAAAACATATTTGGGCAAATGAAATGGCTTCATTATACTCACAAATTATTGTGAACGGAATTTATAACTCAGAAGACTTTGGGTACCAGGAAAGAGAAGAGATAGCTGCCTACGTAAGTTTTAAAAATAAATGCGTGTATTGTTTTAAAGGCCACAAAACTGATAAAACGCTTAGTATTGAATTAAGAAAGCTGATAGACGATTTATATAGTGGTAAAAAACAGGTTGATATAAATGATAACGATAAACTAATCGAACAAATTATTTATATTATTGGATTTTTAAATTTTGTTAATTTTGTATTAAAGGCATATCGATAATGACACAACGTATTTTAATTATGGGCCTTCCAGGCTCGGGCAAAACAACATTGGCCGGCGCTCTTAAAAAATATCTTGAAGAGCACGGTGAGATTAGCTATGCTCGTGCTACTCGTGAAATGATTGGCAATTTTAATTGTGAAGTAAATTGGTTCAATGCAGACGATATTCGACGCAAGTACAACGACTGGGACTTCTCAAACGATGGACGTATTCGTCAGAGCCTGCGTATGTTTCAATTCAGTATGGAATCGGGCGGAGACTATGTGATCTGTGACTTTGTGGCACCCTTGGTTGAGATGCGCAACAACTTCAAGGCCGACTGGACCATCTGGATGGATACCATACGTGAAGGACGATATGCAGATACTAATGCGGCCTTTGTGGAACCCGAAGTATATGACTTCCGTATCACCGAGCAGAATGCAGAAAAATGGGCCGAATTTATTGGCGAACATATTATTGAAAATCGACGTCGTCCTACGTTTGATTGGAAGAAAGAAACTGTACAGATGTTGGGACGTTGGCAACCATGGCATGATGGACACCGCGCACTATTTGAACGTCTAATACAACGTACAGGGCAAGTAGTTATTCAAGTACGTGATGTACAGGGTTGGCAAGGATCTAATCCATTTGAAATTGACAAAGTTAAATCTTTTATACGCAGAGATTTAGATCCCATCTATCAAGGACAGTATGAAATACAAGTAGTACCTAATATTGTACACATTGGTTGGGGTCGTGGAGTAGGTTATACTTCAGGTGAAGAAACATTTGACGATGCAATTACTGATATTAGTGCTACAAAGATACGCAAAGAATTAGGTCTCAAGTAGTGGATACTGCTAAACGTAGTTTGGTAAAAACAATCAGTTGGCGGGTAGTTGGTAGTACAGCTACGTTTGGCATTAGTTATTTGATATCTGAAAATTTTGCTGTTGCTGGGACTATAGCTATCGTGCAGTTGATTGCAAACACCGTACTATACTTTGTACATGAGAGGCTGTGGAATCGTGTTAATTGGGGTCGATAGCAATTCGTTGACCTAAACGATTAACGGTATACGGCGCCGGGGTAGTAAAACTATCAGCCATGGACTTTAATTCTGCTTTAAGATGATCCCATTCTTTCTTGATAAAATTAGGATCTGTAAACAAGTTATAGTTATGATCTAGTGTAGGTTGCATGTCTATCAGCATTAATTTTTGTTGTTCTGGTGACATATTAGATAGATCGCGTAGTATGTCTACTACCCGGGACATTCTTAGAATAGGATCTTCTATGGCGTCGTAGCTTTCGTCCCAATAATCACCAAATGTACGGAATCCGTAACTGCGTAGATACTCTAAGTTATGAACACAACCCAGCAGTAGGAAGGGCATACGCAGGACAATTGGTTTAAATATTTTTTCTGTTAGGTGAGTTTTATCTTGCCAATAACAAGTTTCAGTAACAACAAATACAAAACTTTCCATCAATTGATCCATAGGACTTAATAACATACTTTGATTGGGTATATCTTGATCAGCAAAATCTATTCGAAGTTCTGGAAGTTGGTTAATGTTAGTGATAGCTTCTCTTACAAGTAAAGGATCAACTCCTTGATTAACAATACTTAATTCTAAATTAGAATCAAATGATCCGCCATCGGGACAAATTTTGCTAAAGCTAACGTAGCCCTGATCTAATAGATTATGTTTATACAATTCATTAACGAAAAGACTTCTATATACACGTTCGTTACTGGTTAACCTATTAAAAGTAATATATGTTTTTGCTAGTGTTCTATCCCGTGGACTGATTAATCCTGGTAAGTATTCGTGTCCTCGATACCAATCTGCTGCTGCAAATATGTGAAAAAAGTAATCGAGGTGAGCAAATCTAAATTGATCACAAATGCGTTCTTTTTCAGTTGACAACTGTTCAGTACTAACTAAAACCCACGGTCCGTAGGTATTTGAAGTAATGTATTCAAATAATGATTTGTTGTAACCAAAGTTAAGAGGTTCTTGATCATAAAAAATAAACATTGGTCCTCGAGCTTCTGGTGGATCCGTGTCATTTCTTAATGTTTCTAAGTTTTCTGGTTGAGTTGACCCAAAAGGGTATAGGTATACTACCCTTGGATCTGCTATAATAGTCTTTAAGTATTGGTATATATTTTCGTAATGATTGGATAGGTTATACATGTTTGATGTTTTTTATCAGGGACCAAAACCGGGATTATTTGCTTTCGAGCAACCTGCAGAGTCTCTTGACGAAGCTGCAAGCAAGAGTAGAACTAGTCACTACTGGTATATTTATGGGGGCAATGACTACACGGGATTTGATTTTGACTATACACCTGTCCCTTGGGAAACTAGTCACATACATGTCTGGCCTAGTCAATGGCAACAAGATGGCGGGGTATATCTAGCCAATCGACGTACTGTGGCTAACCGTGAATGGCATTTCCGTACAGAACAACGTGTTGTGAGAATACCAGATGACACTAATTGGACTATTCCTGCATATTTGACCGGTATCGACACCAGTTGGCATCCAGATCCTCACGAACCTAGCTACGTATATCATTTTCCTAGCCAGTGGCAAAGTGCTAGTGGAGCATACTATACTGTTCCTGGCGCTACTGAAGTTAAGTTGTCAGATCAACAGATATCTACTGCTATTCCCAATCGTCGGTACTGGCACATACCCGATGAAATCAATCAAGAAGGTGTAGATTTTAGCTGGCATCCCAACGTATTAGATCCTGCGTACATATACCACTTTGGCACAGACTGGCAGGCCAGTGTTGGCCTAACTTATACAGTCACAGGTGCTACGGAAATTAAGTTTGCTGGGCCCATACCTGGCGGAGAAAATGCCTTGGAAGTGCAGGACATATTCTTTATAGACAAGGGCAATGATACTGCTACTACACGCTACGAACTGCTACGTGGCAAGTATGGTGATCGTGTGACCAAATTACGATATGCCAATAGCCTAATAGACACCATTGCTCGTTGTGCTAATAGAACCACTACAAATAAATTTTGGGTTATCAGCAGTGAGTACGATTATACTACATTTGATTTTGCGTGGCATGCAGAACCTTGGCAAAGTTTCATGACACACGTATTCCCTAGCCAGCATCAAAAGTGGTCTGACACATTCTTAATTAACAAGTGGGAATTTCAACGTCACACAGAGTGGGCCAGCACCTTAGAAGAGTTTCCTAATTTGAACTTTGTAACAGATCAAACAGTAAGCAAGCCCGATAACTTGCATAACATTTATTATGTCGATCACGGTAATCCTACCAGTCGACATCAGTATGAACTTCTACGTTTATCACACCCTGACATAGTATTCACACGTTTTGTAGACAATTACTTAGATACATTTAAACGTATTATGTCGACTGCTACTACAGAATATGTTTGGATCATTAATAGTGTATGTGATTACACCCAGTTTGACTTTACGTGGCAACCAGAACCTTGGCAACGGGAAATGATCCACGTATTCCCTAGTGACAATCAAGAACGTGGCGATACCTTTTACATACACGTAGAATCATTTAAAAAACAAATGATTGAATTAGAGTTGTTGGATTGGTTTAATGTAATTAACTATTGTGAAGATCAACGTGTGTACCGTTTTGATATGCCCGTACATCAATACTACACAGATGACCTGGTATCCGAAATTAAGAACTACAAGTTTGACACTCCATATGTATTGTTTACTAACCAAAAAGATCTACAGATGTTGGCAACACCCTGCTTATGGACAAAGAAAGATCGAGTTGTAGAACGTTTATCGCCTGCGGGTGCTACCGCGATAGTACCTCGTGATATCAAGGCTGATTTGAAGACACAAATCTATGATTATCCTTATATTCATGCTGGAAAACCGTGGGTAAACGACTACTTAGGAGGTGAGTTTAGCCTTGACATAGTCTATATCAGTAACGGAGAACCCGATGAAGAACGTTGGTATGAACATACTTGTGACGTAACCAATTCACGAGTAAAATGGGTTAGGGGAGTAAATGGTCGTACTGCCGCTTATCAAGAAGCTGCACGTCAGAGTCGCACACCGTGGTTCTTTGCTGTGTTTGCTAAGTTACAGGTCAATCCAGAATTTCCATGGCATACTTGGATGCCAGATTATTTTCAAGAACCTAAACACTATATCTTTAATAGCCATAATCCTGTAAATGGATTAGAGTATGGACATCAGGGTGTTATTGCTTATAACAAGAGATTAGTATTAGAAAATACAGCACCGGGCATCGACTTTACACTTTCGCAAGCACATGAAGCAGTTCCTTTATTATCAGGTATAGCACATTTCAATCAAAGTGAGTGGATGACTTGGCGTACTGCTTTCCGTGAAGTAGTTAAATTAAAGCACTTTATGGCTACACAACCAACACTAGAAACCAGTCATAGACTAGCAACATGGACAACGGTTGCTGAAGGCGACTTTGCTGAATGGAGTATTCGTGGAGCAGAAGATGCTATTCAGTACTACAATGAAGTGGGTGGGGATTACAATCAGCTCATGTTGAGCTTTGAGTGGGCCTGGTTACAGGAACGTTTTAACGCAGGTAATTTATAACAGATTCTGCAACGATTTCTACTTCAGTGTCAGTCAGTTCGGGGTAGATGGGCAAGCTCAAACACTCTCTACTAAATGCAGTAGATTCTCTAAATAGATCACGAGCATAATCAATATAGTTGTAGCCAACACTTAATTCAAACAGGGGTTTATCGTAATTGCAACGAGTTTCAATTCCGTGATTGCGCATAAAATCTTTGAGTGTGTGTCTATTAGCAGTTCTAATAACAAACTTTGACCAAGCTGAATCAACACCAAGTCCGGGTCCTACAATATCAACATATCCATCCAGCTGTTCGATATAGTATTCAGCAATTTCCTGTCTACGTGCTTGCCAGGAATCAAAGTATTCAAGTTTGACCAGCATGGCAGCACAATCAGCTTCCGACATCTTGCTGTTAGTTCCGTGAGCCTGGTGTCCCATCTTTTTGCCATTGTCACGCAGGTCCAGTAGATCTTCATATATGCTGTAACTATCTGTCAAGACCATACCACCTGAACCATAGTTGTTTAGATTCTTAGTGGGATCAAAACTCAACACACTGATGTGACCTAGACTACCTGAAGGTATTCCTTTGTAGCTAGCACCAAATGATTGTGCAGCATCTTCAATTACTAAAATATCATCGTTGAAAAATTCTGTTTGTAGTCTAAAACGATCCCAATCTATGACATGTCCAAATAGGTTAGCGTACATGATACAATCTACACCAGCACCGGTCAGCGCGGTATCCATTGACTCCAAATCTAATAGAGCACAATGATCAGTATCGCAGAACACAGGGGTATGCCCAGCGTACAGCACACTATTAATAGTGGCAGCAAAACTTAGGGTGGGAATTAATACTCGACTTTCGGCTGGGATACAGGCCTGTTGTGCAAAAATTAAACCTTGCGTACAACTGCCCACTGCCACAGCCCATTGGCGTCCACAACGTTGAGCCACAGCCTCTTCAAAGGCACGAGTACACGGGCCGTCTAGAACTTGTCCAGTCTGATATACTTCATCCATGGCATCCATGATTTCTTCACGTAGAGTCTTGTATTGACGATCAACGCCAAAGAACGGAATCTTTAAGCCACTCATAGTACAGTTGGAAACCTTCTTCAATATCAATTTTTCCGCGATAGCCAAAGTCCATACCAGCACGAATTGTGCTTAGTGTACCTCGACTAGGAAAACGTGGATTGGCCTCAGCTATTCGAATACGACCATTACCAGCAATTTTAACGGCCAGTTCTGCGGCTTCCAATAGTGTTCGACCGCTACTGCGTGTGATATTATAAGTACGCCTACTACTGTTAAAACTATTAGTAGCACGTACTATACCTTTTACACAATCATCTACGTAGGTAAAGTCTAATACTTCATCGGGACCGCATACTACTAATTCTTGATTGCGCATAGCCGCTACCAGGAAACGACTGACCACACGATCTAATACATCACGTGGCCCATATACTGCTGAAGGGCGTAGAACAACATGATCTATTCCTGCACGATCACAATGATCACGAGTCAGTTGTTCACCTGCTAACTTAAGAATACCGTAAATGCCTTTTGGGGTACACTTCATATCCTCGTAGCCGTAAAGGTCAAAGTCACCATAGACCATACTAGAGCTAACATAAACAAATCTACGTACTTTCCAGTATTCACTGGCACGCAATAAATTAATAAGCCCACCAGTTAAGACTTCAGAACCTTCTATGGGATTTAGATCAACAGCCTTGGCGCGAGGATAAGCAGCACAATGTATAACAATGTCAGGACGGCATTCAGCAAATACTTCTGTCAGTGCTGGATAATCTCTAATGTCAATTTGGTGTATTCGTTTGTTGTTTAATCTAGCCAGACGTTCGTTGTGTAGCTGTGTAACCTCTTTTGCAGGTATAGTTCCGCTATAGTCGGTGAGACTATCTATCACACAAACATCATGTCCTTGACGTTCAAATTTGGCCACAATGCCGTGACCAATAAATCCAAGTCCACCAGTAACTAATATTTTCATCTGTTTGCTATAATCTCTTCAATTTGAATTTTTACTTGTGCTATTTCTTTATTATACAGTAAAGGTAGGGACTTTGTAAAGTGATTATGGTTGTGTTCTAGCACAGGAAGCATTTCCTGATAAACAGAATTTATCTTTTCTGGGGACCAAGTACTCATGTCTAATATAACACGAAGCATGGCTTCAAATCGTTGACGTCCGACTAGTTTATCGTAACTTTGATCTATCCACTGTTCAAAAGTTTGAAATCCCATGTCTCTCAACGCATCAAAACTATAAGGATTGCTGTGTAATAAAAAAGGTTGATAAAACAAAATTGGTTTAAACGTTTTCTCAGTAAAAAATGGAAACTTGTCAAGACTATGTGTTTCTGTAACAATAGAACAAAAACAATCTTCGTAGTATTTGCTGTTACCTATGCCCCAATCGTTATAATCAAAATTGTCTACTAATCCAGTGGTCAGTGGAAGTAATTTTTTAGATTCTTTGAAGTCTATTTTATCTGCATACCAAACATTGCCATATTCGCCGGCTGAAAAATCCTGATCTATTTCGTCCAGTGACTGATACGGTGTACGTTCATAATCTCCAATGTAACTAAAATAGGCCTTATTTCTTAGATTAAAGTTTTCAAAAAAATAAAATAGACCCTGTCGAAACCATGTTGCACGATTGTTTAAAGATAAAAAATGTAAGAATTTGTTACTATTTTTTATAGCATCAAAATTGACATTTTTGTATACCATATTATGAGTATAATAGGAGTTAGCGTATTTTAGATTTATAAAACTTGCAGAATTTTTAAATTTATCTTTTAATACAGATGAAATTTCATGCGATAATAAAAAAATATAATAATTGCTATAGTCACGAGACAGCATATTTTCAATTTGGTCGTCTCTCAGCAGTTCCCCAATTTGGGAATATAAAATAATTTTATTTTTTAATTGAGAAAAATCTCTGTTTGATTCGTTTATTTCCCCGTGATATGTAGTTGATACTACTACGTTATCATTTGCTAAATTTACCAATTCTTGATAGGAGTTGGTTTTAAGGAAATTCATACTGCCATTTCTGCTTGGATTGGTGGATGGCTAGTATATCCCTCTAACTTAATATCAGCCATGGTAAACTTGGTAATATCAGTAATGTCTGGATTTAATAGAAGCTGTGGAGCAGGTAATGGTTCACGGTTTAATTGTTCTTTTACCTGCTCTACATGATTAAGGTATATGTGTGCGTCACCGAGGACATGAACGAACTCTCCTACATCTAATTCACACACCTGCGCAACGAGGTGTGTTAGCAAACTATAGCTTGCGATGTTAAATGGTACACCTAAAAACATGTCACAACTACGTTGATACATCTGACAACTTAACTTACCGTCTTTACTTACATAAAACTGTGCAAATGCATGGCATGGCGGCAAAGCCATTTGATCTAGTTCTCCCGGATTCCATGCAGTTAATATATGTCTGCGTCCAAAGGGATCTCGACGAATGCCGTCAATCAAGGTTCTAAGTTGATCAGTTTCGACTTCCTGCATACCGCCCTGGATAGTAAAGTAACTGCCAGCATCGTTTTTAATACTACCGGCCTTGACATGCTGACTACTTCGCCAGTGGCGCCACTGTACTCCATATACACGTCCTAGATCGCCTTCGTACTGTGCATGTGGTTTCCAGTAGGGTGCTTGAGCATTGGGAGTCCAAATAGTTGTAACCCCATCTCTAGTACCATGGGTAATTTCAGCTAGTCGGCGTTCATCTCCTGAGCCTTCGATCATCCATAGTAGCTCGCCCATACAGGCCTTCCATGCTAATCGTTTAGTAGTTACTGCGGGGAATGATTCGGTTAGGTTGTAGCGTTGTTGCATACCGAATAGGCTAATAGTGCCTACTCCGGTACGATCATCACGTTGTTCGCCTTGTTCAAGGACTTGTTTTAATGCGTTTAAATATTGATTCATAGACCGTAAATGTTGATTGAAAATCTCGGCTAACAGATGCTCTAATAGGACTGAAGCCGGTAAGGAATTCTTTTACATGTATCCTAGTATCTACTTTATACGATCCCTTGATGTGTGTCAAGTATATCCTGTCCAATACTGGTTTAGCTTCTTCTAATATAGCAGGACCACCAATAACAAATATGGTTTTATCTGAATGCTGGGATTCAATTTCTAATAGTTTATCTACAATGTTGCCACTAAATGGCATGGCGTATCTAACAGGTCGATGTGTGGCTACATATACTGTACGGTTGGGTAAGGGTTTGGGCATTTTACTATCTTCCCAAGTACGTCGTCCGCAGACAACTACATGTCCTGTAGTTAAGTCTTTAAACTGCTGTAAGTCTTCAGAGTTATGAGGCCACGGCAATGAGCCGTTAAACCCCATACCGCCGTTGAAGTCAACGGCAAATATGGCATTAATCATAAGTTTTTTAAAAGTTGATCTGTGAAAGGTTGTACTACTTTTGCTACGCTATCTACACTAATATGAAAATCTACATCTTCAATAACATCATCGAGAGCATGTAATTTTTCATTGATCAGTTGTTCTACATAATCTGGATCAGCACCTTCATCAATCATTTCTTTAATGTTGACATCGACACTGGTTCCATCTTTGAGATTAACTGTAATGTATAGTAACACACCAATGGGAACCTGCTCTTTGTTTACTTCTTTGAGCAACTTCTCCCATTGGTCTTTACGATTTAAATTAAGCCGCTTGCTTTTTGGCTGTCGTGGCTTTTTTGGCTCTTGTTGTTTTGACATTTTTTGCAGGTGTTAGTGATTGTGCTTCTTCTGTCAATCGTTTAGCTTCAGCTAACAATTGAGCGGCTTGTTTTTGCATTTGATCAGCTTGGTCTAAACGTTGCTGTGCTAAATCTGCATCACTTAATACACCTTCACTTGGAATGTTGCCCTTTAAGTATGCCGCAGCACTTGCAGTAGCATCAACATCAATGTTAGTGCGACTTACGCTAGTGTTGTTTGGAGGCATACCAACTTCACGGCCTTCACGTACACGCTTTTTAGGAGCCATACCTGCTTGCTTGTCAATTTCGGCTAGACGGTCAACAGCTTCTTGACCTTTGTCCATTTCGTCGAGAATATTATTTAATTCATCTAAACGAACTGACGATTTCATAGTTGGAGTGATTAAAACTTGGCTTGTTGGAACCTTCTTAATCATACCTTCTTTGTGTAATACTTCAAGAGCATTACGGCCATCGGACATAGTAGTACGGAACAGCACGTCGGAGAACTCCTTGGCGTTTTGTCCAATCGGGCTTTCTAGAGCCTTCATCACTTCGTCGTGAATCAAGCGTGGTAGTGTGTCACTGTATAACAATAGTGCCATATGATCTTCATTAGGCACTTTGCGCCACAATAACACAATCTTTTTACCATTGTGTTTACCAACGTGTTTAATCATTTTGATTTTTCCTTATTGTGCAGCTGGGGCATCTGTTGTGCCTGCTGTTTGATCAGCTGTGGAAGCTGGTTGTAGTGCTCCACTAGCTTGGAGGAAGGTCACTAGACGATTGTATAATCCGCCCACTGCTTCCATCTCTTCTGCTTTAATGGCACCGCGTTGACTGGCAAGTTGTACAACCTGCGCTGCGAGCATTAAGTCTTGTAATTGTAACTGTACAGCGGGAGCCGCTTCAGTTGCTGGTGTATCTACTGTTGTTTGTTCTGACATAGTATCTCCGTAATAAACTATGCATATATTTACACTCTACGGAGATACCGAAAATTTTTTTACCAACCAAAATCTTGCTTGTTGATTTGATCCAAAATTAGGGCAAACATACTGGCTTCACCTGGTAATTCAAAAGCGGCTCTTTTATTTAATTGTACAGTATTATCGGCAGGATTTTTGTAGTACCAATCACCAAACCAAAAACGACCACTGAGATTAGTCCAAATCCAATCACTGACAACTTTTTGATTACATTTTAAATCAAAGTCTACTGGAGTAAAATGTGGTGGGCAATGTTCAAGCTCTCGGAGCCCAAACACCGCCAGGGGATTCGCTTCACCATGCTTCAGCATTAGATAGCCTGTTGCTTGCTTTTAATTTGATCAATTACTTCTTGGCTGAGTTCACCTTCGATAATCTTAAACTTAGCATCACCCTGTTCAATTTCTGGCAAGGTCAAACGATCTTTAAGTAATTCTTCAGCGTCGCGAGTAAAAGCATTAGTTACATCATACTGTCGAGTGAACTGTGCAATTTCTGCAGCACGACTGATATCATCTAAACAGTTTTCGACTTTGAGTAATCTAATCTGTAATTGTAAGGCCAGTTCACGTACTGCCTTGGGCTTCATTTTTGTTGGGTCTTGAAATTCCATTATTCTTCCGTCCATTCTGTGTAAACAAGTTTATAAGTGCCAAGTAAGCCAAACAACCAAGTACCAGTCTTAACCATTTTAAGTTGACGATGTCTTACTGTAGGCTTCCACGTATCTAAATTATAACGTACTTTTAGAAATTCGTCATCCGGTAATCGAGGCAACGGTTTCATCGCTTTAAGGTTTCCCACATTAACGTAGGATCGTTTTTGGGTACAGTGGCTACACATTCAATATAACCTTTCGCCAATGCCTGTTGAATAGCTGTGGCTAAATTTCTTGGACAATCAGGGGTAATCAAAATGCCTGCTCGATTGGCTATAGTGAAGTCACCTTGTAGTTGAAAACTTGGATCACCTGACTTTAGCGTGACCCAAGGTGTTTCGCTAACAGTAAATGTTATGGACATAATTTTACAATCTCTTCAGTACTACGACCAGACTTGGCCAGTTCTAATCTACATTCTTTAGAACTTTTCATTGCTAGTCCGCCGGCCACAATCATAGAAACAATAACAAAGCCTATGCCCAAGAATAACCATTTTTCAAACTGTGTAATCATTTTTAATCCTCACCTATTAGTTTAAGAATATGAATAACTACTACACACAATACAAAAGCAATAGCTATTATACAAAGTGCTTCGGCTATCCATTTTTCTATCATTTATCGGCATCCTCGTAGTGTGCATAGATACCAAACTCTGGCTCTGCTGATTTGTTGCCTTTGATAATCCAAACAGTATCACAGTACTGTTCAACTTCATCTGGGCTCCAACCAAAGAAACAAAAGTCAGTAAACATAATCAACTTCTTGGGTTCAATGCCATTGTCAATCAAGTAATTCCAAACACAATGTGGGTCTGTACCACCACCGCCACCTGGTTCAAAACTAGCAATATCTTCTAAGTTGTCTGAAGTAAATGTAGCTATATTGTGTACTTCAGTATCCCAGCCCATTACAGTAATCTTATACTCATCGTAGGATTCCATAATACCTTGGATTTCACTTAAGAAAATCTTAAGATCGTTGTCAGTAATTGAGCCAGAAGTATCAATACCAATAACTACATCAATCTGCTCGCCGGGTTTCATACCAGGCATAACAGCATCCATATGCCACGATCTACGGCTAGGACGTGCCCAAGTAAAGTCTGATTTAACAGTAGACTCGATCTGTTGTTGCAATAACTCACGCCAGTTCATGACAGGTTCAGTCAAATCTTTGATTAGACGTTTGACGCCGCCTGGTAAATTACCAGCACCACTGGCCTGTGCAGCCGCTAGTACAGCTTCACGAACTTCGTCACGTATTTCTTTCTTTTCTTGCTCAGAAAGTTTAGGGCGCCCATTACCACCCTTTTTGTCTCCGTCACCATCAGCATCATCACCTTCACCATCATCGCCATCTAAGTGTTCGTCCAATAGACGCTTCATTAGATCATCGATATTGATCTTGTCTGCGTTTTCGTACAAGTCATCATAGACTTCTTCTGCACTCATACCTTTGTATTTAGAATCGTATAGTGCAACGGGAATCTTATCACCAACACGTTGTTCTACCAAGTCCCAATTTACACAATAGTCATCGGCAATGTTCCACAGTTTAGGATCACGATTGCCACGACGTCCCATATGATCATATACAGCATGTAGGACTTCATGTCCAACTAAGAATTCTAACTGCTTCAATGGCATGTTATTAACAAATTCACTATTGTAGTAAAAACGACGACCATCTGTTGCGGCAGTAGGACACCAGTCATCTGCATTAATCAAATTCATACGGGTAGCTAAGTTACCAAAGAATGGAGCACGAAGCAATAAACCGATACGTGCAGTAACTAATTTTTCTTTAGCTGACGCATCGATTTTGGGATCTGTTTCTGTTACTTTTTTAGATTTTTCTGCCAATGTAGTCATATAGAGCTCCTTTATCATACTTATATTATAGCATTTCGGCAATTATGTGTCTGTGGCTTTTTTGCAACACTCTTAGAAATTCAGCGTTAATAAGCCGTTGCAAACGTCTAGCATAACAGCATAGCGGCGTCGTTTGTAGTAATCACCGTTGCCTAAACTATAATCGTTGGTAACCCTGTGATCACGGACAGCACCGGTTTTATTGCTACGAACCCGATACACGTCCCACCCCTGTGCTTGAAAGGTATAACTACCACCAGCTGTCTTAATACGCCAGCGACTGTTTAGATAGTACTCACCTCGATCACGCCCAACGTTCAAGAATGTAAACGAGCTTTCAACCAAACTCTTATTACGCTTATATTCAGCACTAGCTTTGATACGGTCTAACTTACCACCGATACTGACAAGGTCCTTACCATCCAACCCCATGAGTTGGGCATACGCAACCAATTGGCGGACTTGTTCCTGTTTTTCTGCAGGAAATCTTTTAAATAGTAATTCTTCTTCTTCCATATTACCCCCACTGTAACATAAACGCACTTAGCGTTTCGTCATCTTTAAAATATAAACGCATTTCGTTGTACTCGGTATGCCAAGCCCAACGAGTTGTTGATTCCATACGACACTGACCTTCATTGCCAGCTGGCTTTGCACGTATCACAATCCACTTGGTTTCGCAACCTGGCCCAAATGCGTCGTGACACCAATTACGCCATTCTTTAAACCGTTCTATCCTGGGCTCCTTGCCCCAAATATCAAACGTAACTTCTACATGATATTTCATAACAGTATAACAGGTATGACGCCGATCTAATTTAGTTACTTTCATGATTTTTTATCATTCCTCGATTAAACATTTCGGGTAACAATATTTCATCTGTCCATTTTTCGCTACATGTTGGGCCTGGATGAAATAAATCATCGTGAAGCAAATTATTTTTAAATGCATATTCAAACATAAAATCCATGGGCCTGTTTGGTATCCAAGGAATAGCACGAAGTTGTGCCAGTGTATTCTTGTCTACATATCCTTCAAATTCGTGAGTAGTATCTCTCTTGGGAATATATGGCGGAAACAGCAGATTGGAATAAAAAGAAAAAACATAAGGTATATTTTTATCTTCTAGATATTTTTTAACTTCAAAAATTTTATCTGCAGATTCTTGCGCAACAATACTCTTATCAAATTTGGCAAATTTATTAACATTACTAATGCGTTGGTATTCAACTCCTCCGATCAATGGTTGTATATTGCTGTTAATTATTTTTTGTTCTTTTCGATCTATACCGCTCCACATTACAATAACTATGCATTTTTCACGTTCGGCATTGTTAAATGCATCAATTTGATACATAATGCTGTCGCCAATGAATTCGTTGCCGGCACCTGGGTAACTCCAATCCACGCAGTATTCGAATCCACATCGATCCAACACAAATCCTGGCCAACTTGCACAAAAATCAGTCTGTAAAGTGTTGGCAGTAAAACTGCATCCACTGGTCAATAGTATGCCACGATCCACTGAATAATGTTGGGGGATACTGGGTGTCCATTTTAGAATTTTTGGTACCGGTAAAAACTTCATGTTATTTGTATTTTCCTTCAATGTCTGAAGTACTTGATGCTTTATATTTGGATTCGGTTACTACTATTTTTTGAGCTTCGTCTTGGCACATGTCTTTACCATCTAACGAACGAGATATTTTGCAGTCCTTTCCGTTTATAGTACTTACAACATGATCAGACATAGTCTTGCCTGTTGATTCGTTTACTCCTACACTAGCTACACCTGCTATAAACATAGGAACAGCACAACCTGGTAATAGCATTATAACAAGTATTAGTATGTATTTCATGCTATAAAAAGGAGGACTTACGGGAAAGGAACCTGCCTCCATGACGCTAGCGAAACTGTTTACTTACCACCAGCAGCAATAATATACTTGCCGTAACGCTTGTGGAACTCATCAAAGTTCTTCAGCTTACCTGGTACCAAGGGTAAGTTATAAGTAGTCAATGCAACACGAGCACCCATAACAACCAACTCAGTGGTAAAATTATCCATCATAAAGCGGAAGAAGTTATCTGCCATACCATGCCATTCACCAATCTTGTCTTTACCAAGTTTAGCGTATGCATCTTGTAATTCATAGCACATACTAACAGTCAAAGAATACATAGCTGATACTTCTTTGATCTTGAGTTCTTTGACCTTACCAGCCAATACTTCTGATGGGTTAGGCATTTGTCCAGCTACCTTGCGGTGTGCCATAAACTTAATACCAAGACCATCACCAATAGTACCTGAGATCAAGTCTGCCAATTCTGCATCTGTAGCATCTTCGTCATACAAGAATTCTGATACAAATGACCAAGAGCGTGGAGTAGCAAAACTACGGCTAGAGCTCTTGGGATTAAAGTCCATCAAGTCATTCTTAGCAAAGCCAATATAACCTACCACGTCCTTGTGGATACGATGCTTAACAGCCCACTCGTTCCAAGAGTCATAGTCAGAACGTACTTCTAAGTGTACGAAACGATTTGCTAAGGGCATTGGCATACGGAAACTTACACCTTTGTCTGACTCACGGTTACCAGCCGCAACAATCACAACATTCTTTGGCAAGTGATATTTGCCTAGTCTGCGATTGAGAACCAACTGATATGCAGCCGCTTGCACAGCAGGAGCTGCCACGTTCATTTCGTCTAAGAACAGGGTAATAACTGGGAATTCTTTAGCCATTTCTTCAGTTGGCAAATCCACTGGTTCGGCCCAGTCCATCTTACCAATGTCTTTGTTATAAAATGGAATACCACGTAAGTCTGTCGGCTCCATTTGACCTAGACGTAAGTCAATCATAAGACCACCAAGTTCTTGGGTCAAATCTGCAACCAACTCACTCTTACCAACACCTGGAGGACCCCAGAGGAATACAGGACGTTGAACTTTGAATGCACGTAGCAAACGACTACGAGCTTCTGATACTGTTACTGTACGATTTTCGCTAACTGCCATTTTAGTTTCCTTTCAAAATTAACTACTAAAAATATATTATACAATAATGACATTTATGTGTCTGTTGTTTATCTGCAACATCAGGTGATTTTAATGCTATTTTCTGCCATACGATCACTATAAATCTTACGACCACGTTCACGGATCAAGTCAGCCATGGCCTGAGGATTATGCTCAAACATCTCACATACATCTTCTTTGCTAATGCTAGATTCCATAGTTACAGTATAAACTTCATAATGACGCTGACCGTTTGCACGAGCTCGCATCATAACCGCATTAACAATGTGATTGAGTCTGGGGGTTTGCTGGTCCTGTAGTGTAGCCCAGGTTGCTTCTTTTTCAAGGTCGGTGACATTGATTATAGAATCTAATCCTAGCATATCCCAACTTAACAAGAAGACGTTGCCTTCCATTATACTTCTGCGATTTCCCAGTTATTGATACGACGCTCAACTTCTTCGTTGAGTACATCTTTAATAAGTGCTTCTGTGGTGTTGACAGAAGTACACTCATTGAATGTTTCGGCCAAACCCATCAACTCCTGAACGCCCATATTGCGAACAAGTTGTTGATACTGTTCTTTGGTTAAGGTTTTATTAAATGTTGACATACCTACTCCTTATCTTGACAAGTTGATAATACGACCTTGGTATTCCATAAAACTAACTTTCCAAGGAACAAAAACAATTTCACCAACACGGCAACCATTGCGACGCTCAGTAAACTCTTTACCATCAAACACATCGCGAACTACACGAACCTTGTATGCTTGATAACCATTACTAGTATCACAACGATCTAGAACACGACCTTCAACAAAACAATCACTACGGCCGAACATTGGTTTGAAATCATATGCACGGATATAATCGTTTACTTGAACTTCCATTGTCTGCTCCTTATTAATTACTATACCCATAGTATAGCATTTCGGCAATTTGGCTACAACCAAAATTTGAGCCGTAAAAAAACCCCAAAAAAATGGGGTTTTTGACCGTTGTTTTTTCGCAACAGATTAGATTTCAGCTAAATTTTCCCGGAATATCCGCCAACATTCTTCCCAAGTCCAATGCTGGCTAGATAGTTTAACTTGTGCCCGATCTAGGGTTAAACATTCGCGTACAGCCTCTTCTAAATCCCAATCCATGTATCCGTTTACACTCTGTTCGATAATGTCTACGGGTCCTTGCACTGGGAAAGCCGCTACCGGAGTACCTTGTGCCATTGCTTCAATAATAACCAGGCCAAAAGTATCTGCTTGGCTAGGAAATACAAACACGTCTGCTTGATGATAGTAGTCTACTAATTCTTGCCCCGATTTATAACCAACAAATGTAGCCCACGGTAACAGTCGACGAGCTTCCTTCATATATGGACCATCACCTACTATAACTAACGTATATTCAGTTGGATCCAGTTCTGCCAAAATCGCCAGACCTTTTTCACTGCTGACACGTCCTACATTGAGTAGTAATGGTTTCGTACGTTCACAACGTTCTTGGCTAGGTTCAAGGTTTCTGTTGACTCCGCGTGTCCAAACAACCATGCGTTCAAAGCCATGTGACTCTAAATCCTTTTGTATAGTCTTTGTAGTAACTAGCACACGATGACTGTTCTTATGAAACCAACGTAGATACCAATAGGTCAGGCTCTTGGGTACCCGATACATTGTCTTTAAGAACTCGGGGAAATCAGTATGATAACTAGTATTATAAGGAATATGATTGCGCTCACACCACCACCTTGCAAATAGGCCTACAGGGCCTTCTGTAGCGATATGTATAAAATCCGGCTGTATCGCTTTAATTTTCTTACTGATACCTTGCGGCCAACAGAGACGAACTTCAGGATAGCCAGGGCAAGCAAAATTAGGGAACTGCCCGGGATCAAGATAAACAATGTTATACCCATCACTGCGAGCACAATCTTCCAAGTTTTTGAAAGTTGTGACCACGCCATTAACTTGATCACGTAAGTTATCCGTTATTACTAGTATTGTTTTTATCACTAGATTGCGTCCATGTTACTATTTCCCAACGGCCGTCCCAATGCTCTACTAACGCTGTCATTGATTCTACCCAGTCGCCATCGTTCATATAAACAACACCATCTATTGTTTTTATTTCGGCGTGATGTATGTGACCACAGATAACTCCATCAAAGCCACGCTTACGACAGTAACCAGCAAGATTAAGCTCAAACTGAAAAATGAAATCCACGGACGATTTAACTTTATGCTTAAGGTACTTAGATAGACTCCAATACCCAAAACCAAGACGGTGACGAATCCAATTAAAACGACTGTTAAGGCCAAGAATAAAATCATACAATTTATCCCCAAGGAAATTTAACCAAGGTGCTAGTTTACTTATACCATCAAACAGGTCACCGTGTGTAACCAAGTAACGTAGGCCATCTAGACCTACGTGCTCGCATTGATTTACTATTTCAACTTGACCAAAGCCCATACCATATGGTATTAGTGGACGGAGAAATTCGTCGTGGTTGCCAGCTATATAAACTACTCGAGTTCCACGTTTAGCGTGACCTAGTATTCGTCTGATAGCATTGGTATGGCTTTGTTTCCATCGCCACTTGTTTTGTTGAATTTTCCAAGCGTCAATAATGTCGCCTACTAAGTAGAGGGTGTTGCAAGTGTTGTGTTTGAGAAAGTTGTTGAGTTCTTCGGCTTTACAATCGCGAGTGCCGAAGTGTATGTCTGAAATAAAAATTGAGCGATAAGTCTTGGCTTTCATAACCATATTTATCGAAACACTCTATTGTATGAGTAATAATTCTGTAACATCATACAATAG